GGTGTGAAAATAATGAACTGACTTCTCTAAACAATTTTCCTTCCAATTTACGAAAATTAATTTGTTATGATAATCAGCTTACTTCTCTAAACAATCTTCCTTCCCAGTTACGAGAATTACATTGTGACCGTAATCAGCTTACTTCTATTGATACTCTTCCAGATACATTAACTGCGTTAAGTTGCTCGTATAATGAACTGACTGATTTACCTCATCTTCCCGATTCATTAACTATTATTTATTGCGTACATAATCCAATTGACGATAATGTATTTGCTAACCGTGGATTTCATATTAACGCTACTACAAAAGAACGTTATAATGAATTTTATGATGAGACACATAAGCCTCTATTTCATGGAGGTAAAAAAAGACGAACCAAAGCCAGAAAAACTCGACGAACCAACTCCAGAAAAACTCGACGAACCAACTCCAGAAGGTAGAATATATCAACAATAATATATAATGAATTTTGTTGATAATCAAACACAAATAGATAAAATTAAAAATCCACATATGGTGGAACAATTGACAATTCGCAATATGGCATCTTTTAATTTAGATGCATTTACATCATTAAAAATATTAATATGCGATTCCTGTAATATTACCGAAATGCCTTCTCTTCCTGATACATTACAAAAATTGCATTGTAACAATAATCAACTGACTTCTCTAAACAATCTTCCTGATACATTACAAGAATTAGATTGTTTCAACAATAAGCTTACTTCTCTGGACAATCTTCATTCTACATTACGAACATTAGGTTGTGACAATAATAAACTGATTTCTCTGGACAATCTTCCTTCTACATTGCTGGCATTACATTGTGAAACTAATCAACTCACTTCTCTAAACAATCTTCCTTCCCAGTTACGACAATTATATTGTTATGATAATAAACTTACTTCTCTAAACAATATTCCTTCCACTTTACAAATATTAGATTGTCGCGATAATCAACTTACGTCTCTTGAAAATCTTCCTTCTACTTTACAAAATTTATTTTGTGAAATGAATCAGCTTACTTCTATCGAAATTCCTCCCAATTTACAATACTTATATTGTCAGAATAATGAACTAACCGATTTACCTCGTCTTCCCGATTCATTAACTATTATTTATTGCGGACATAATCCAATTGACGATAATGTATTTGCTAACCGTGGATTTCATATTAACGCTACTACAAAAGAACGTTATAATGAATTTTATGATGAGACACATAAGCCTCTATTGCATGGAGGTAAAAAAAGACGAATCAAAGCCAGAAAAACCAACGCCAGAAAAACTCGACGAACCAACACTCGACGAACCAAACCCCGAAAAACAAAACGTAGAACTATGGGTTAGGCGCAGTAGGTGGGGGTGTTTGTGCCGGAAATACCTTTTCTTTTAATTTTCCCATAAATAACGCAATAAACGAGTTTATTTCGGTTCTTACTGTTTCTGGAAATCCGTAATAAGCGGTTTTAAATGCCGAAACCGGAATCATTAATATAGGAATGTATCCGACAAATTTAAAAAAAAGAGCATTTGTTTTTACGTGGTCCGTCAGGTCCAATTCTTTCAGTTCTGTCGCCGATTCGCCCTGAATTTTTAGGGCAACTTCATCCATTTTTGCATTTATTTTTTCTTTAAATGCATTTATATCAAACAAATTCCCGCCTTTATATTTCGGACGATGTTTTCGACGTGTTTGACGTGTTCTATTACGTCTATAAGATATTCTTTTTTTGTGGGTAAACCCGTTTGCCATGTTACGACGAACCCGCATTTCACGTTTTTTTGTCATATCTATAGAAGTTACATATAAAAAAATATGCGCATTGTATAATTGGAATATGTCCGATGAAGAAGAAACAATGTCCAATAAAGAAAAAGAAACACCACCAACAAATATTGATATTGAATTAGGAGATATTATCGAACTCGTCTCTACAAATCCCGAAATAAACGAAACTCTTTTTTACGTGGACTACATCGACCCATATGAAATCCAGCTTCTTATGACACATTCCGACAATAGATACAAACTTTCAGTTGAAAAGGGTATGATTACGGACCCAACACTTCGAGAGATTCATTTAGTCAATCGTTCCGAGGAAAAAGGATATGCTCGACAAAACGGATTGAATATTGACCAATGGATAGAAATGCATTTTTTACATCAAGCCGGCTCTATTACTGGTAAAATTACGAATGTTGAACAAGACATGATTGAATTTCTTCCTCTAAACTACACCGAACCCTACTATATTAATTTTGCGTATCAGGGTATTCCTAAAAATTTACCGATTCAACAAATTGTATTAATTGAACCTCCCGCCATTCAAGGAACGCTTACCGCCGACTCTCGTATGGAAATCAATTCCGAAGTTGCAACAATCGATTATTTAGATGATGGACAAGCCGTTATACGCACCACCGAACATATGCGAATTGAGCCGAATCCACATGACGAACTGCAACAATTATTTTTAACGGATATTGATTTATTGCAAGGAGAAGATTTTGTGCTTTATGCCGAAATACCTCATGAAGAAAAACGGTATAGTTTGGAAGCGCAAACCACGGATCTAATGGACAGTTTATTGACAAAAATTCCCATTTATCAGCGCACGCCAACGGTTCTTTTAGAAATATACAATCGCATTGAGAGATTTAAACAATTGCGACATGACTTTTTTGATTTCGATATGGCTGGATTTGTAAAAGGAATTCATAAAAACACGAGTAAAAAACCTCTCTTAACCGATGCCGGAAACATAAAACACAATGTATCTTGGATAATTCCCGTAGCATCTCTTTCACGAAAATTATATTTAGATGCGGACGAAAAAGACGAAGAAGAAGAGGAAGAAGCGGGAGAAGGCGCCAGACCGACTATTTTAACCTTGGGTAATGAGCTTGAAACGCAAATTAAATTGGAAACCATAAAACCTACCTATGGTGAAAATCAAGTGTATTATGATGTGTATAACAAAGAAACCTCCTATTTTCAGAGACCTTTTATCAGTGGAAACAAAGACGATTCTACGACAGTTGTTCCTATCGGTCAGGAAATATTTATTACCGATAATTCGAATAAAACATGTCCTGTAATTCGGCGCGAACGGCTCTCTTCATCGAACCAAGTTGTTCAGCGTATTACAGAAATAGATGATTATGTAACAAATATCAACTCTATTATTACATTGCCAAGACCGGTGATGGAATACAGTCGAAGAGATTTGTTTTCAACAAATATTTTGACGAAAGCCGGATTGGGATTGATTCCTTTTTATTTATTTTTAATAAATACCAAAATAAAACAAATAGCACCTCTACGACAACAAACACAACAACAACAACAACAACAACAACAAACACAACAACAACAACAACAAAAACGACCTCCCAAAATAACACTTGATATGCGTAAAGAAGAACAGAAAAAATATGTGGAAAAAAATGCATTCCAAATATATCAATACACAAACACAACAAACACAAATGAAGATGATAGCCAATTGTGGGAACAAGTTATTCCGAGTAATGATGTGGCAGTAGCGTTTGTTGAAAACCAATTGACGAATTCGTATTCTGTATTTGATATGGTTCGTTTATTGGAACCCTTTGGCATTGGACACGACGACATTCGATTTCCACAATATGCACAAATAAAACAGATTTTATATGAAAAGAACAAGACTTTCCAAACCACCTTTCGCACCCAATTACGCAATTTTCAACAATTTCAACAAAAATTACAAACGGCGAATCGTTCCACCAAAAAATCCAATGCCATTGTCCAGTTGGTCGCCACAGATGATAAAGAATTTGCCGAACGTCTTTCCGCCATGTGGTCGATATATACAAATGACCCAACTATGATAACATCCTCCTCAGAAACATTGGTGAATATTTTGTCGGTGGATATGGGGATTTTATACACGACCTTTCTCTCTTTTATGATGTTATATCTGATTACACCGGACAAACTTATTGACCGACTGTCAAAACCCGTATTAGAAAATATATCCCTATTAGAAAAAATGACCGCAAATGACCCGTGTCGTCGCCGGTTTATGACAAAAAAATACACGAGCGAAGATATGTTAAAAAAAGACAACGGCAAAGATATTAATTATGATAAAATATATGATGACACACCGTATGATATTATTAAAAAATACGAGAAAAAGCGAAAACAATATTTGGAAGAAGATTTTCGGGAATTTTTACGACAAACATTGGTGGATGTGCATGATTGTCCTGAAGAAATGTCCGGAGAACTGGCTGATACGTTGATTCGCGGAACAAAACGTGTTCAAAATGGAGAATATGCCGTGTTGGAACTTACTCCCAAATTATTTTCGTCCATTAACCCCAACAGTTTATCGCCGGAAGAATTGAAACAAGTAGAACGAGAGAGTAAAAACAAACGTAAATATTTGTATTATATCCGTAAAGATGATATATGGACGAGAGATGAAACGATGCCGGATGAAAAACCGGAAAATCAGACCGCCTTCTGTAATTCGGACACACAATGTGTTAAAGAACCGTCGTTACATACCTGTGAAAAAGATTCCTTGGATGTTATTGATAAAAAATTAGAGATTATTGATTTACAAGAAACCGCTCGTAAACAATATCATATTTCGGTTGAATCTAAAAAACAACAACTTCTTGAACGCGCGATTGCATGGATAGTGAGTTTACGTAGAAAACAGAGAATTATGCGTCTTCAATATCGTCGAAATGATGTGATTGCATTTGGCATTGGAAAACAGGTGTTACCGACTCCCGAAATAAGAGAATCGCCCTATCTTGAATTGCGGACAATGATTTTATCGGACAGTGATTTTGTCGAGAAACAAAGAAATATTGTTCGATTTTATGTGAAATTTTGTCGTCCGGCAGCGCAAGGACAAGGACAAGAAAAAGAATCGCCTCATTGGGGATATTGTATTGAAACGGACACACCATTATTTCCCGTGTCTCTCTATCGTTTGGCGGTTGGATTTCAAAATGGCGAATTTAATATGGTATTAGACCAGCTTATTGCTGAAGTGGGGAGTCCAAGTGATGACAATGAATCGATTGTCGATAAATATACAGGATATGTATTATGTCGAACCGATTTTGAAACGGAAGAAGGGTATGACGAGGCGGGATATAAAATTGTGTCACATGCGGTTATGGAAGAACATATTGCCGATATAGCATTAGATGAAATTCGTAAAGAAGATATAGTCAATAAAACAAAAGAAAATCGTCGTACATTGGCTGAAGAAAATTCAACCGCCCAGCAAATATATCGTGTATATGATGTAGTAACAGAACGACTTGCTATTCAAAATGATGATATGGAAGATTTTGTTATATCTCATGCATTACGATTCATAGAACAATCCATGCCCAGTGAAAAACAGTATAAGCGAGACAATGAAAAATTGCTGGAGGCAAAAAAGGTGCCAATGTATAAAAAATATGTGCAATTGACTATTTTGATAAAAACCGCCGGATTGTTATTTTTTCGTATTCAGACCGCGATTCCGTCGATTCTTCCCAAAAAACGTATTGCCAATTGTGTTGCAAGTTTTGCCGGATTTCCACTTATGGGGGGCGAAGAAAACATTTCGGGGTTGTTATTTATGGAATGTATTATGCACGGAATTGAGGGAATCAGTAAAACCGATATTTGGTCGGCTATTATACGACGACCCGGGTCGTTATGGAAACCAATGGTTGTGTTTTTAAAAAGTATATTATTTGAAGAAATTTCCATGGATTCTATTATGGTGCAAATGTATCGTGAAAAAAAAGAATATCTGTTATCTCAACCCGAGTCCGATATACCGGACGAATTACGTGTAACTCGATGGACGCGTTTTCAACCTCCCTTATCCGATTGTTTTATCTCCTCTACATTAAAACCACTTACCGAAGAACATGGGACGGAACTTTTACGGGAATTAAAACAGGGAGACCCACATCAACACGATTCCATTCATGCATTCATCAGTAAAATCATGTATTTCACCTATGGTATATGTGAAAAAGTGCAAGCCGTTGTGCAACACAAAGAAAAAGTTCTTTCGGCGGTTTATTTGGAAAATGCATGTTGCAATGAATTGGATATGGCGACCTCTCCCATTGAATACTTTATACAAGAAGAACCCGCTATTAAATTATATATTGCATCGGCGAAAAAATACGAGGAATTGTTACAAAGTGCTATTTCGAAAATTTCCATGCTTTATTATTCAACCCTGCCAAATATTTCCATGGCAGTTTCTCCCGAGAAATATTCCAAAGAAATCGTATATAGTGCGTTTATACATTACTGTCATTTTGATACGTCGTATCCGTGCCCCTTGGATTTATCCACCGTATGCTCGGTTCGACCACATGATTATGATATAAATCAATCGTTGTCGGCGAAAATAGAATTTCTTGAAAAACGCGGTATTCATTTCGATTTGAGTCAGTGCACCGAACTCATGCGTTTGATATATCGACGAAAAATGATAAAAGTAGATGAAACGCAAATAGTCCCTCCTCCCCAAATAAAATCATTCCAGAATTTCTTGGAACAAATTCGTAGTAACAAACGCACGCTCCCGCCATTCGAGAACCGTTTTTTAGATATTCTGCAAAAAACTCTTATGAAATACAACGATGATGTTCATCAATACGTTCCCACAAATCAAGTCGAGCACGCATACAATGAAGATGTGATAGAACTAAACGAATATTTATTGGAAGTTACACAGACACAGACACAAACACAAGATTCCATGTATGAAACGGTCCATCGTTTTATTACCGAATATGGCGCAAAAAGTCAAAAGGATCGGGATTCCATATTCACATTTTTACAAAATCCGTTAAATCAAATTACATTTGAGTCGGATATGCAACGCATACGAAATGCTATTTTTACAATGGTTCATGTTTCTCCCGAAATGATTTTACGTCGTCGACCCATATCCGATATTTCTATTGCAAATCATTGGGGATTTAGTGCCGACCATATTGCCGAATTACAAACATTTTTTCAAGATTCATACGGAGAATTAAATGCGTTCATGACGGCAAATGTTACAGGCATGGACTTGTTTCACGTGTTTTTAGAAAAAATAAAAGTTCAATGTTCGAATTATGCATTGTTTATTCGTCATATTCCCACCTATCGTACATTGGAAGCATTTGGCAAAACATTTTATTCGGTGTTGAGTGAACGCACTCTCCAATTATTAATGAAATACATATTATATTCAACGCTGTATCAGATGATTCAAATATTGTATAACGACCAAACATTCTTAAAAGAATTGAACCAAGGAGAGGAAGGAGAAGAGGAAGAGGAAGATGACGGAGATACCGATGAATTAATCCGTATTGATGTATATCCGGATTTAAGTGATAATGTAAAAAATACATTACGAAAACAAGTTGCCTTATGGATGGAAACGCTCCTGCTTTCAGAATATACAAATCAACAGACCATACATTATACATACGACGACATAAAAAGGGAAACATTTAAAACAGTTGAAAAAGAAAAGGACGATAAAATAATGAAATTAAGTCGTATGTCAAAGCAAGAACGTTCATTAGAACAATTACGGTCACATTTAAAGTTGGGAGATGCGTTTGTAAAAACAGGAGATGTGCGATTTTACAATAAGGCGAATCGTAATCGATTTGTGGGAGATGTTATTGAAGAAACGGCGGATGATGATGGAGAACAAATTGGGGATGAAGATGAGGGAGAAGAGGGAGGTGAAGGGGAAGGGGAAGAAGACGAAGAAGAAGGAAATGAACAAATAGATGTTGAATATATGTTGGAGGAAGTGGATGATGGGTTTGGAGAGAGCGATGATATAAATGACTCTGGCGTGTATGTTCCGGATGAAAATTAATTTTCGAGGGAATATTTTATTTTTTTGTTTGGTAAAAAAATAAATAATATATGTATCAATTTTCTTCTGTCGTTTCATTTAATTTTACATGTTCATAGATTTTATTTAAGTAGCGGACAACATTCTTTTTCCAAATTTTCAATGTATTTTATTTCATTGTATTGTTCAATTGTTTGTATAGAAAGTTCAAATCCATACACTTCTTTACATGTTGTATAAAATGGATTGTTTCTACAATCAAATTCTTTTAAAGTAAGAGGTAAAATATCGAGAGAAGTTAGTTTATTATTTGAACAATTTAATCTTTGTAAATTGGGAGGAAGATTGTCGAGCCTTGTAAGTTGATTGTTTGAACAAACTAATGTTTGTAAAGTGGAAGGAAGATTGTCGAGATAAGTCAGTTGATTGAATGCACAATATAAATATTGTAAAGTGGAAGGAAGATTGTCGAGATAAGTCAGTTGATTGAATACACAATATAAATATTGTAAAGTTGAAGGAAGATTGTCGAGATAAGTCAGTTTATTCCCTCCACAATTTAATATTTGTAAATTGGAAGGAAGATTGTCGAGAGAAGTCAGTTGATTGCGTTGACACCCGAATCTTTGTAAATTGGGAGGAAGATTGTTTAGAGAAGTGATTTGATTATTATAACAATCTACTAGTTGTAAAGTAGAAGGAAGATTTTCGAGAGAAGTCAGTTGATTCTTTTGACAATTTAATTTTTGTAAATTGGGAGGAAGATTGTTTAGAAAAGTCAGTTGATTATTGTCACATTCTAATATTCGTAAATTTGGAGGAAGATTGTTTAGAGAAGTGATTTGATTATTGTGACAATATAATTCTCGTAGATTGGTAGGAAGATTGTTTAGAGAAGTCAGTCGATTATGAGAACAATGTAATGTTTGTAAATTTGCGTATAAAGATAAATCCGGTAAAACAGTCAAGTTTTGTCTCGATAATTTTAATGATGTTACGGTATAATCAGTCATTTTATTTATTTGTTTGATAAAAAAATAAATAATATATGTATCAATTTTCTTCGGTTTTTATAATATCTAACTAATTTTTCCATGTTTTCCGCAATCCAAACATGTAATAAAAATAGTAGCTGGTTCATCTGCGCTTCGTGTTTGCAATTCATAAAATGTGCATCTTGTAGATTTGCATTTTTTACACGTAAATAAATCGGTCGATGCTTCAATATTCAGTCCCATTTTACTTTCGTCCTTTTTCGCCTTTTTTTCCAATAATTCGGACCACTGGCTTGGATTAAATTCTTGATGTGTCATTGTAGCCAAATGTTTGGCGTGTAATTCTCCCGATACAATATGTAATACAAGCTCGCTGTTTTTCACAGACAAATTTCGATAAATAGTTCGTAATCGGTCTATGTAGAGGTGAATAAAATGATGATTGTTCCATGATTTAATAAGTCGGTTGCGTCCAGATTCAATAACGGTATAATTGTATATTCCCTTTTCAATATTAACGGAAATAGATGTTTTAATAAAAGGAGGTGTAATTGCACCTAATTCCATGCAGACGGATATAAGTCGGTTGTGTATTTTTTGGCATATATTTTTGCGAAATTCATCTGGGTCAGATATTGGTATCATGTATATCATAGAAAAGGAGATGTTTTTAATTTCAATTTTATCTTTGTGGCAGAGCCTAATAAACCGTATCTTATCCAGATAAAATTGATTATTTATATATATATATATATATATAAAGTAACAAAGTAACAATAAAAGAAATGCAATCTGACCCACGTATTTTTATTACATGCATTAAACAATGTTTGCAAAAATATAATAAACAGTATTCTTATTCGGTTGGAATGAATTCAGGAAAATATGAATTTATTTTCTTTGATGATAATGTATCTACCGAAGAAGCAGATACATTTATTCAAAATTTGAAGGAATTTATGTCGGAAAAGGAAAAAGAATGTATTATACGATTTGGTAAAAAAATAAGATTACTGTGGTAGTTATTTTTCAAAAGACGATGATTTTAATGTATTTGCAAAATGTTCAACTTCTTGTAAAAAAGGTCGTATTTTTTCAATATTTTCCAATAATGTTGTATGTGTATTCATAAGGTCGCGTGTATTTTCCTGAATTCGGTCTAATGCCTTATCATCCGGATTTGCTTTTACTTGGTCTGTCTCTTTTTTTTGGTTCGATGTTTCATCCATTTCACTGTCATCTGCCACCATAGATTCAGGTATTTGTTTCGCATGAATATTCTTTTTTATGTCATTTGCTTTTTGTGTGGTTGTTTCTTTTTCTTGTGTGGTTGGTGTGGTTGCTTCTTTTTCTTGTGTTGTCATTCCTTCCGTTTCAATATTGGAACATACGCGAAAAAGCGCTGTAATGGTTAGAGAGAGGAACAAAATAATGATAAGATTTTTATTAAACCACGATAAAAGAAAAGCCGTCAATAAAAAAACCGTTGCCGATATAAATTCTTGTTGAACAGCTAAATATAAAAGATGCACAAGTGCAACCAACATTAAAAAATACAATACAACACGATTATGTAAATAAAATCCAGAAGTTAAAAATACACTTGATGCCTTTATTTTCATTATACTATTCGTCTATATATTATCGAGACTTGTTATTCGCCTATAATAATATACCTTTTGCCTGAGTTGCGATAAATTTTTCTAAATAGGATTCTAAAAATACCTCTCTCCGATTCTCGTGTTTCTTACTGAATACATAAGAGTATCCTTTTGTCGCATCCTCGGCGGATATTTTTTTAACACTCCATCCATTTTCCAAAGCATTCATAATAAATATCATTTTTGCATTCATCTCTAAAATGATATTTATAATAAAACGTTATATTTTGCGCATGAACATTTAAGCATTTATAGAGTATAAATATATCAAATATAATATAATATATAATATAATAAATATGGAACAATATTCCTCTGCATTTATTTTACCAAATACAAATAAAATTTTTATCGATTATCCTTGTTTTAAACGCCAAGAATCCGATATAAATATTGTATCTATTGTGCACAATTTAATTTGTCAATCCCTAACTATATATTCATCGTTTGAACTTCATTTAAATTTACATTTATTTACAATATCGTCTTTTCAAAAACATAAAAATTTAATTCAGTCATTCGCAAAAATCGGTCATGAATTTTCAGAAAAAATATCGCATTTATACGTGTATTATACTCCCAATATTATTGATAGTATATTTAAATTTATTTCATTACATACACGAAAAACAAACAAAAAAACCGACATGACTCTTTATAGTAAACACGAATCTGAAAGTGCGATACACCAAATCTTTTATCAAGAGTCGCCCATGCCTCTAACGCCCAGTTGACCCAAATCCACCTTCTCCTCGCTCGGTGGAAGAGAGAGCGGATTCATGAACCAATTCTACCAATATAGGGCATAATGACGGATGACAAATTTGCAACAATCGGTCAAATGGTTGTGTAGAAAATACACTGAAAGAACGAAACGCACCAATTAAAAACCCGCGATATCCAGAATCAATGATTCCCGTGTGATTTGCCAATATAAGAGGCGTTTTAGATATGCTCGACCTCGGAAAAATATAATAGGCACATGTATTTCCATTTGGTTCGACCATTTCTGCCTTAACATGCATATTCATAAATGTAGAATCCGAACTGTTAAATGTCGCAACGGTATCTGATAAAAAAAGGTCGAATCCAGAATTCGGAAATAGAGAACCAAGCACATCCGCATTGTGTTTATCAATATGAGTTTTATATTTTTCCACCAATAAGGGAAACGCAGGGTCGACAAATAATTTAAGAGTTGCAGACATGTTACGATAGAATCCATATATTCTTTATATAGTTTATTTACATAGTCGTCGCATCATTGCTTATGGTCGCATTATTGCTTATTTCGCATTATTGCTTATTTCGCATTATTGCTTATAGTCGCAATTGTATATTTGCATCCATATAATTTCCGCCAACCGATATGATATACGATTGCATATTTTTATCATTGGCATATCGTTTGGTGCAGTATAAGGGTGTCTCTCCGTTGTTGTTTTTCGTATTAATAGTTATTCTTTTTTTATCATCATTGTTTTTTGCATTTTCATTTTCATCCATAATAATGGAATTTACCAACAATTTCACAATTGGTAAATTTCCTTTATATTGACATGCAATATGTAATGGAGTATCACCATATTCAAAATTGTTTGGGTCCGATTCATCCAATCTATTTTTATCGCAAATATTTTTCGTGAGAATTGCGCCAACCTCCAATAAATATTGAATAATTTGTTTTGCGGAAGAGGACGTATTCCAACATGCAAAATAGAGAGCTGTGTTTTTTCGGTTGTTTTTTGCATTTACATAATCTGCGGATTCTTGTTTTATGATAAATTTTATTATTTCATAAGGCGACCCATATTCTGTAGAAATTTTATCGATATGCCAACAAGCAACCATTAAAAATGTACTACCATTTTCATTTTGTTCATCAGGTAGATATATTTGCATTAAGGTTTGCAAATTATTAGTTAAAATAGCGTTTGTTATGTTTGCGTTCATTTTTTAAGTTGAGTTTATTATAAATTAAAAAAATTTCAATTTTTGTTCATTTGATTTTAGTGTATTGACTGAAAGAATACAGAATTTGGAATTTTTCATAAATAACGGATAGCCGATAACGATATTATCCAATAGCCGATAACGATATTATCCAATAGCCGTTATTCGATACACAAAAAACAACAAATAATAATCATTTATAAGGAGACATCAGAAAAAAATGATATAAAGAATACACGTAATTTAACACAACCTCTTAATTATGTCTGATATTATTACTGTTGAAATTACTGTTGAAAATTGGATTCCTACCTCATTTAAAACATTGTCCGTTAAGGCAAATAAAAGTATGGGAAAATCTGTGGGTATTTTATCAACACAAACAAGTGGATTGCTTTTATTATCAACTCCTAGAATGTTTACATGGGGACCATCTATTTATACAAATCCAGAAACAGGTGAAGCCGGAAAACCAAGTATGTCTATTTGTTTTCCAAATGAAGATAATAAAACAAACGAAACGAGTATGTTTTTAAATAAATTAAAGGAATTTGAGGAATGTATTTTAAATAATGCGTTTGAACACCGCGAATTATGGTGGGCGGGTGACCAAAAGATTCCGGGTTCAAAAGAATCGGTAAATGACAGATTAAATCCAATTCTAAAATATCAAAGAAATAAGGAAACAAAACGATTGGATTACACATTGCCTCCATCATTATCGTTATCCGTTCCATGTTATGAAGGTAAGTGGAAGACCCGAATTTTCAATACAGATAAAGAAAAAATCTTTCCTCTCGAATCCATTCCAGATGCAACCCCTATGGATTTTATTCCAAAAGGGTCACTTGTTCAATGTTTAATTAAATGCGGTGGAATTTATTTGAGTGGAAAGGGTTGGGGTGTAAAGTGGGAATTGGTTCAGTGTATGGTAAAACCTCGCGAACAATTTAATTTAAATACTGAGCATTGTTTGATTGCCATTTCGGAAGCAGATAGAGCATCTATTAAAAAACAAAAATTATTAGATGCTGAACAGGAAGACAAGATTGAAATTAACGAAGAAACTGGTTCATGGATTCCCCCTACTCCCACTATTGTAGTTCAACCGCCTCCAGCTCCTATTCAAGAGACAGCTCCTATTCGAGAGACAGCTCCTATTCGAGAGACAGCTCCTATTCAAGAGACAGTTCCTATTCAACCGCCACCAGAAGAACCAGTTAGTGCAGTCCAAGCACCAGAGTCCGTAGATGTTCCAAAGATTAAAAAGGTGATTAAGAAGAAGAGTAATGTATAATAACAAGGCTCGTAATACAAAAATATAAACACATCATATAAATAAATGTAACTATGATGTTTTTTTTACTGCCACAAATGAATTCAGATTTATATTCCTATTTGGAGTATAGTTCAACGGATTCATCCAACAACCAAGCCATTATTTCACAAAGTTTGTATCAGTATTTATTTGAAATTAAGAATCAAATTCATATTCATCAAAATGAATGGGATATGTATAAAAAATATACGAATCCATATGAATATATACACACAATCAATCCCTTGAAAAAACGCCCAATATCAAAATGCAAACCTCTCTCCCGCTCTTATTTTAAAATGATTGAAATATGCACTACGTTTAATACATTGGTTCCAAAAACACATGCTCCTATAAAAACATTTCATTTGGCGGAAGGTCCCGGCGGATTTATTGAAGCAATTGTGCATTTACGTTCAAATCCGGCAGACCAGTATATAGGAATGACGTTGTTGGAAACAGATGACAATGAAGACGGAATTCCCGCATGGAAAAAATCACATCATTTTTTAAAACAAAATAAAAATGTGTTTATTGAAACGGGTTCTGATAAAACCGGCGATTTATTGCAATTGCATAATTTTCGATATTGCGTGAATACCTATGGACCCACCATGGATTTTATTACGGCGGACGGTGGATTTGATTTTTCCTCGGATTTTCAAAATCAAGAATTGCATATCGGTAAATTGTTATTTGCCCAAATTGCCTATGCAATATGTTTACAAAAATCGGGAGGTTCGTTTGTATTAAAATTATTCGACTGTTTTACGCAACTAACGAACGATTTAATTGCATTGTTATCGTCGTTGTATGAACGCGTATATATAACAAAACCAAATACAAGTAGATATGCAAATTCGGAAAAATACATTGTTTGTATGGGATTTCGTTCATCAGGTATGTTTCCGATGATGGACAAATTATTTGTTCAAATGACTTCCTCCAACGTGGATACGTTTCCATTACGTTTTTTGTCGTGTCCTCTAACACATTATTTTTTAACAAAAATGGAAGAATACAATAGTATTTTTGGACAACAACAGATAGACAATATTCACACAACATTAACTTTAATTGAAAATAAAGATGTTCGTTATAAAAAAAAGAAAATAGATGAGTTTATTCAAACACATACTCAAAAATCGATTCATTGGTGCATTAAACATAATATATCCGTTCATTAGATAGAAAGAGGACCCAAGATAATGTATATCTATACACTATATTGTATATAATTATGGCGAATAAGGTGGAAAATTCAAATAATATTTTTTCTTTTTCTTCTATTTCCGAACATCCTTCCATTCCGTCTCCTTCTCCTATCCCTTTTGTTTCTCCTATCCCTTTTGTTTCTCTTCCACATGTTGAATTTATTCAAACCAAACTTATACAATTTCAAACCATTATTCAACGAACGTGTTCAAATACATCGCATAACGCAACCACAGAACAATTAACTGCATTATTTCAACAAATCCTTCTTTTACAAAAACGAATCCATTCAGAAGAAGAAACGGATCAGGAAGTGTGTATGACCGAGTTACAATATATTGTCGATAAATTATCGAAAATACTTGCCAAATATGGAACTTATTATTTAGACGACCTTATAACCGTTATGTTTGGAGAACAAGATATAGATTATACCGATGACCCAATCGTGCGTTCAAAAATAGATTTATTATTTCAGTATTTTCACCCAACACAATATATTAGCATTCCCTATAAAAAAAGTAGAGAGCCCAATTTTATTTGTTCCGAAATAGATGAAACAAAAATGCCCGTATCTGTGAACGGAGTTCAATTTATTTTACATAACGATAAAAAAAAGAAATCCTATCTAATTCAGGGAACTATGGACAATATTCCGTTTGAGTGTATGGATAATTTGTTTTTAACACAACAAAAGAATTATTTTTGTGAATTGCAAAAAATCATTGTGGCGGATATAGATATATCATCGTATGCCGATATGATGACTATTCGCGATTATGTTATATATAAAGATGAACATTTTATAACCAAAATTCAAAATATAATATCGACGATTCAAATATTTATGAAATTGGGCATATCGGAAATCCTTCAAAAAATATCGGACATGTCTTTTTTGGAACAGAGACACACATTTATGTCACTTCTTTTATGTCAAGATTCGGCAATACAATATGTATGTTTTAATTTATACGACCGTCTCGTTACCGAACATGATATCGAGTCTACCTCATTATACAATAGTTTCCCTTATTCAGTAAAACAAATGTTGAAAAATACCGTTGTGAAAAGTGCCGAATTTATAGATTCCTCTCTACAAACATTTGAATCTACCGGCGCAACATTGATTGAACAAGTGTGTTTATTTAAAGCTCCCCCCGTTGCAAAAGAAAAGGCTGTTATGAAATTAAAAGAAATTAATGGAAAGCCGGACGATAATTATAAACAGAAACAGTATTTGGAGGGTTTACTGCGAATTCCGTTTTATCGATTCAGAGAGGAGCCCATTTTACGAAAAGTGAAAGAGGCACAGGTCTGGTTTCATGATATTTTGACATTTCCTTTTTTTATTTCAATGCCAAAAAAATGCGTTGTTACAATTAAAGAAATGGAACTTGAAATTATAGAATTACAAAAATATGTGTTTTTTAATATAGAACCAGTCGTTAAAATTCTTATTCAAGATAAGCCATTGCATGTGTTAAAAACAATTGTTGCTTCTATTAGAGGAGGAAAAGAAGAAAAGAAGGGAATAAGAGGAGAAAAAGAAACAACCACCAAACGAATAAAAGAAAAGAAAAATTTGCGTACACGAGGTGCATACCTAACCGAAATTCAACGATATATTGATTGCCAAGAAGAAAACAAAGACAAAGAAGAAAACAAAGACAAAGAAGAAGAAAACAAAGACAAAGACAAGATTGACACGTGTATTTGTATATATGATATGTTGATAAATATCAACAACAAAACATTAAAACAAATATGGAACGAAATGTTACAATTTAAAACGATATATTCAACTATTTCCGTGAGTAATATTAAAAAAACATTGGACCACTCTATTTACGGACACGAACATGCAAAAAACCAGATAATGAAGGTTGTAAGTCAATGGATAACAGGAGAACATAAGGGATATTGTTTTGGATTTGAAGGGTCGCCGGGAATCGGGAAAACATCATTGGCGAAACATGGACTTGCGCAATGTCTAATAGACGAAAATGGAGAGAAACGTCCCTTTCATTTTTTGGCTCTCGGCGGTTCATCCAACGGGTCTTTATTAGAAGGACACGGATACACCTATTTACACTCTACATGGGGACGCATTGCCGATATATTGATGCAAAGCAAATGTATGAACCCTATTATTTATATTGACGAATTAGATAAGGTCAGTAAAACCGACAATGGAAAAGAAATTATCGGTATTTTAACACATATGATTGACACTACTCAAAATACGGGATTCCAAGACAAATATTTCGCGGGAATTGAATTGGATTTAAGTCATGTTTTATTTATTTTTTCGTATAACAACGCCGACGATATTGACCGTGTTTTATTAGACCGTATTCATCGCATTCGATTTGAAAATTTAACATTGGACGAAAAAATTATTATTGTAAAAAAACATTTGTTGCCCGATATTTTCTTGAAAATGGGGTTTTCAGACACTACCGTTGAATTGAGTGATACCATGATACGATTTTTAATACAAACATACACATGTGAAGCCGGTATTCGGAAATTAAAAGAATTGTTATTTGATTTAATGGGAGAGATTAATTTGGAAATAATACAAGACAACCAGTCATTTACGACTGTTACTATAACAGAGGAAAATGTGCAAGAGAAATATCTGAAAAAATATCATCGACTTCGTGGGAAAAAAATACACGGGTCGAATGAAATTGGTGTTATAAATGGTCTTTATGCAAACGCTCTCGGACAGGGAGGTATTATTCCTATTCAAACCTCTTTTTTCCTCGCGACAAATGCACTTGAATTAAAACTCACGGGTCAAATTGGAAACGTGATGCAAGAATCCATGACGGTGGCGAAAACCGTGGCTTGGAATATGACCTCTCCGATAATTCGAGATACATGGTGTCAATCGTTTAACGCGACAAAATTACAAGGAATTCATATTCACTGTCCTGAAGGGGGAGTTCAAAAGGACGGACCGAGTGGCGGTTGCTGTTTGGTTATGGCGCTATATAGTTTATTAAATGGGAAAAAAATACGTAATGATATTGCTATTACCGGCGAGGTTGATTTATGTGGAAATGTTACGGCAATTGGAGGATTGGAATATAAAATTTTAGGTGGCATTGAATCGGGCATTCGTGTATTTTATTTCCCAGAAGAAAATAGAGAGGATTTTATTACAATTCAAAATAAACACGGCAAAGACAAATTTGGGTCGGTTGAGTTTTATGCGGTATCACATGTAAAAGATTTGCTTGAGAAAGATGCATCATCGATTCCTACCATTTTTTTACAATAAATTATGTAATGTCACGGATGAACTATAACACGCAAATAATAAATATGTTGCCAAATTATTATAATCGGTCCCTCCACTGGTAGATTGTTGTGCTTTATTTATAACATTTAAATAGGTGGTTCGTACATCTGCAACCGTATGACCACATGGAGCATATACTGAAAATGGAGTATAACAAATTTCTCGTAATAAATATTGCAACAACAATCGGGCAGTTCTTCCGTTTCCATTTTTAAACGGATGAATTCGTAAAAATTCACAGAAAAACACAGTTGCTAATTTTATCATTGGTAGTTGCATATTATTATTTTCACTATTTGAAATTATTTTGGCTTTTTGCATATTCCAAAATGTAATAAGTGCGTGTATTTTTTTCGAAATATTGTCAAAATGTATATATGCACCATACAAATAACCAGACGGTTTTACATTTATAGTTCGAAATTCACCACCATTGTCAAACAAATCTTTTGATACACATTTATGTATATTCTGAATAAGTTCTAATGATAATGCTATATTTGGCGTTAAAGATTGTAGATACATAAGTGACTCTAAAATATTATGTATTTTTATGTTCGTTTTATCACTTATATCGTCTATTGTAGGTAGTGAAGGATATGATTCAAGAATATCTATGAGAATATCGGTTTTACCTATACAAATATTATGCTCAAGTTCCATTAATTCTTTTATAAATTGCAAGGTTAATATGTCAAAATTACCTTTATTTTCTTCAAGTTCGAGTGTTGAAAATTGTTTTATTTTAGCGTGTATATTTGTAATATCATGAAGCATTTGATTTACCGGTCGTGTTGGTGTATAAAAATCATTGTATTTATAAAACCAAACAGTATCTAAAAATTGAATTCCGTTATATTTACACAGATACTCTGCTATATCATTGTTATTCATTTTAATATATATAAAGTATATTTTTATTATTAATTATATGAATTATATGAATATTCCACATGAAAAAGAAACAACAATAACAACAACAACAAAAGAAAAAAAACATTCTACCAAACAAGACCGTATTTGCAATTATCAAAAGTTTTTACAAAATAGTTGCGATACTACGGTTACATCAGACCACAAAGAAGCATGTAAAACCATTTATGAATTTGTAAAAAATGAATGTAGTCGAATTACAAATACAAATAAAACAGAGGTAAAATAACTGGATCTATTATAATGGCAAAACTTGATTTACAAAATATCGCATATTTAATGTTTCGATTAATGCCAATTATTCTTCCCAGTTATTTTATATTGTCGTCCATATTCGCACAGGATTTAAAGGCGTTTATTTATTTAGCCGGACTATTATTTGCATCCGTTGTTGCCATTTTTACGAGTAATTGGATACCAACAATTGCGCCAGATATAAAAGGTATTTCGTGTAATTTAATTCGTTTAGGTGAAACCTCTCCGATTTCAAATATTCCTTTAAGTATGGTAGTATACGCATATACATTTTGTTATTTGTTGTATGTTTTAATTGTGCATAAATTAATAAGTCAAAATATACCGACAATGGTTGTATTTCCATTGTTGATTATTGCAGATTTTTACTGGAATATTACAAATACGTGTAGCACATTATGGCAATTATTGGCAGGAGCTCTTGTTGGTGGAGGAATTGGTGTATTATGGGCATATATGATTGATGCTGGAGGAATAGCGAAATTGCAATATTTTAACGGGTTAAGCAATCGCCAGTATTGTACCATGCCAACTTCCCAAACGTATAAATGCGATGTATCCCGAGACTAGATTCCAAGATAAAATTGATATATAAATTCATTAATAAACATTAATAAATGACTGATTATACTGTAACCTATTTGAAATTATCTTATAAACATCTGACCGTTTTACCTGATTTATTTTTATACACAAATCTACAAGAATTACATTGTGACAATAATCAACTTACTTCTTTGGACAATCTTCCTCCCAATCTACAAAGATTATATTGTGAAAATAATCAACTGGCTTCGCTTGACAATCTTCCTCCCAATCTACAAAGATTATATTGTCATGATAATCAACTGGCTTCGCTTGATAATCTTCCTCCCAATCTACAAAGATTAGGTTGTTCAAATAATAAACTAACAATGCTTGACAAACTTTTTTCCAATTTACAAGAATTAAATTGTTCACATAATCAACTAACTTCTCTTGATAATCTTCCTCCCAATCTACAAAGATTATATTGTGAAAATAATCAACTTACTTCTTTGGACAATCTTCCTCCTAATTTACAAACATTACATTGTAAAAATAATCAACTTACTTCTTTGGATAATCTTCCTCCCAATCTACAAAGATTACATTGTTCAAACAATCAACTTACTTCTCTTGACAATCTTCCTCCCACTTTACGAGAATTATATTGTTCAAACAATCAACTTACTTCTCTTGATAATCTTCCTTCCAATTTACGTGCATTAATTTGTGATAATAATAAACTGACTTCTCTCAACAATCTTCCTTCCAATTTATATGCATTAATTTGTCATAATAATAAACTGACTTCTTTTGATATTTTACCTCTTACTTTACAAGAATTCTGTTGTTACGATAATCCAATTGATACAACATGTGAAGAACTATATGGATTTGAACTTTCTGTAGGAACAATTGAACAATACAATGAAATCAAACAAATTGAAAAAGAATGCTGTCCAATGTTAAAATAAAACGCATTAGAAGAAAATTGAAAATCTTTTTTTTATATTTTTTAGCAAACAAACAAACAAACGAATAAAATGACAGATTATACAATTGAATGGTTAAATTTATCAAAACAAAACTTAACTGTTTTACCGGATTTATCTCTATACACAAAATTAAAAACATTATATTGTGAAAAAAATAAACTTACTTCTCTTGACAATCTTCCTCCAAATCTACAAACATTAGTTTGTTCATTTAATCAACTGACTTCTCTTGACAATCTTCCTCCCAATTTACAATACTTACATTGTGAAAATAATGAACTGACTTCTATCGAACATCTTCCTATCACTTTACAAAGATTAATTTGTAGAAATAATCCAATTGATACAACATGTAAAGAAGTGTATGGATTTACACTTTCTAAAAAAAAAATTGAACAAAAAACAATTGAACAATACAATGAAATCAAACGATTGGAAAAAGAATGTTGTCCGCTACTTAAATAAAATCCATGAACATGTAAAATTAAATGAAATGACAGAAGAAAATTGATACATATATTATTTATTTTTTTATCAAACAAACAAATAAAATGACTGATTATACTGTAACACGTTTAAATTTATCATGTAAAAACTTACAAGTTTTACCGGATTTATCTTTATACATAAATTTACAAACATTACATTGTCCAAATAATAAGCTAACTTCTCTCGAAAATCTTCCTCCCACTTTACAAGAATTATATTGCGGAAATAATCAACTGACTTCTCTAAACAATCTCCCTCCCAATTTACAAATATTACATTGTCAATATAATCAACTAACTTCGCTTAATAATCTTCCTCTGAATCTACAAGAATTAAATTGTTCGCATAATCAAATCGTATCTCTTGATTATCTTCCTCTCACTTTACAAGAATTAGAATGTGAAGACAATCCAATTTATACAACATGTAAGGAAATACATGGATTTGAACTTTCCCAAAAAACAATTGAAATATACAATGAAATCAAACGTGTTGTCCATTATTAAAATAAGCAAGCACCCAGCGAATATCGGTTCCTATTCTATTGGCTGAATAAAATTGAAAATCTTTTTTTTATATTTTTAGCAAACAAACAAACGAATAAAATGACAGATTATACCGTAACATCATTAAATTTATCGAATCAAAACTTAACTGTTTTACCGGATTTATCTCTATACACAAAATTAAAAACATTATATTGTCAAAAAAATAAACTAACTTCACTTGACAATCTTCCTTCTACTTTACAATACGTAGATTGTTTCCAAAATCAAATTATTTCTCTAAACAATCTTCCTTCTACTTTAAAAACATTAAATTGTTCCAATAATCAAATCGTATCTCTTGACCACATTCCTTCCAATTTACAAAAATTATATTGTGGAGGTAACCAAATCGCAAGTCTTGGCTTTCGAGGGAGTGATAACGACCGATTAGAGACAGCCTTTGGAACATCTCTTCCTCCCAATTTACAAGAATTAGATTGCGGAGATAATCAACTTACTTCTCTAAACAATCTTCCTTCTACTTTACAATACTTAAATTGTTCCAATAATCAAATCGTATCTCTAAACAATCTTCCCCCCAATTTACAAAAATTATATTGTTCACACAATCAACTAACTTCTCTAGACAATCTTCCTCTCAATTTACAAATATTGTATTGTTACAATAATCAACTTACTTCTCTTGACCACCTTCCTCAAAATCTACAAATATTACATTGTTATACGAATCAACTTTCTCTTGACCACCTTCCTCAAAATATACAAGTATTATATTGTGACAAAAAACAAATAACTTCTCTAAGCAATCTTCCTCTCAGTCTACAATTATATGAGTCTTTTCCCAATCAAACAGAACAATGGTCTTCAAATACTTCTCTTGAAAATCTTCCTCTCAGTATACAAAAATATACACACAAATACATGACGAAAAGAAACGAGTTGTCCTCTACGGTTCAAGATAGAACTAATTTATGAACTTTTATGAACTAATACATCATTCCCATAGATCCACCTCTCTTTGGTTTCGGTTTAAATGGTATGCTTCCTTGTCGTAAGTCGTGTACTTTACTAAATTGTTTATTTTCTTCAAATCCCGTGTTAAATCGGGTTATATTTATAAATCCCGTGGATTCGTCTACATTGTATTCTAAATCGCGAATTGAACGAATTCCTTCAGTTGTTTTTTGCTGATATCTGTCAAACTCCTTTCGATTCACAACTCTCTCCAATCCATCTTTACACTGAAGTATGTTTTTATCCATAATCTTATAAAAATTACTTCTATCAATACGCAATCCAGCGGTGTTTAATACACGCTGACATATGGCATTATCTTCCATCGACCATAAGAAAAAATTGGGGAATCCATTCACTCTCTCAAAATCTCCGCCTTTAATAGAAAAAATACCACCAAGTGCAAAATCATATCCGTAAAAATGTTTTACAACTCCTTGTGTTGTATCATATGGCAAAAAATTTGCCGTAAATGGCATCGTATCAACATCATTAAATACCAATGTAATATTTCGATAATCGTCCGGATATCGGTCTTTCACATATAAAAATCCAATATTTTTCATTCCTCCACGATTAAAGGAACGAGAATCACACTGATGAATATAAAAAATCTTGTAGTCATCGACACTCATATTTTCCAACACTGTTGTGCGCATATGTCGGTCAAAAAACTTTTGTTGTTGCTCTCTATCACGGTATGGCACAATAAAAATAAGTTTTGGAATAGTTGTCATATGTTGTTACGGAAGATTTTCTAAACAACACATTAAACGGATATAAGAGAATCGAAACTAAGAGAATCGAATCTCGAAACTAAGAGAATCGAAACTAAGAGAAGAGAATCAATATAGAATAATAAAATCGTCTATATTATTAAGTATGTCAGAATTAGGAAAAAGACAAGAATCCGGAGAAGAAAAAGAAGAAGATATCCATGAAAATTTATTTTCTGATAAAGAAGAACAGGATCAGTTATTATGGAATATTATTCGCGCGTATACAAGAGACACCCCAAATTATTTAGTGAACCATCATATCGAATCCTACAATGATTTTTTTCGCAACGGCATTTTTCAAATATTTCGAGATAAAAATACATTGGAGTGGAAATCCGTATACGATAAAACTCTTGATATTTATCGTCATCAGTGTATTTTTTATTTCGGAGGAAAAGGCAATGAAAATGAAACTCTTCCGGAACACCCACATATCGCCCAAACGAAAAAAACATATAAACGTGGAGAAAAATTATATTTTGGAAAACCGATGATTCGCGACAATGACCGTTCTCACTACATGTATCCAAATGAAGCCCGATTACGAGATATGACATATGCAATGACGATTCATTACGATATTGATGTAGAATTTATAGATTATTTAGAAGAAAATGAACCTTTGAAACCTCTATTGGAAGAAAATTGGATTGAAATCGACGGAATTATTACGCCAATTGATAAGGAACAAATTATAGGAGGAGGAGGAGAAGAAGGAAGAGACAAAGACAAAGAACAAGAACAAGAACCAACCAGTTATAAATCGCAACAAAATCAACAACAAAAACACCAGCAACAACAACAAAACCAACAACAAAAACGAGAGTTATCTATTGCAGAAAAAGAAGTAATTTTAGGAGGAGCTCCAAAACAACAAGTGCGAAAACCGGCACCTCTACAGCGCCTTCGAAAACAAATTCGCCGTAAAGTAATTCCAAAAATATATCTCGGTAAATTTCCCATCATGGTGCAATCGGATTTATGTATTTTGGGAGGTCTTCCTCGCGAAATGCGTTATTCGTTGGGTGAATGTAAAAATGACCAAGGAGGCTATTTTATTATTCAAGGCAAAGAGAAAACTGTTATTTCACAAGAGAAATTCGCCGATAATATGCTTTACGTGCACGACTATAAAGCATTCGATAGTGAATTTACACATTCTGCTGATATTCGCTCCGTAAGTGAAAATGTGTCTAAACCGATTCGTACGCTTGGAGTGCGTATTGTTCGCCCAACCTCCACCTATACAAACGAAAATATTGTAGTGGATTTGCCAAATGTTACAAAACCCGTTCCGTTATTTATTGTGTTTCGCGCTCTCGGCATTCTTTCTGACAAGGAAATCATACAATATTGTCTGTTAGATATGGATAAATATGCACATATGTTGGACTTTTTTATTCCATCGGTTCATGATTCGCAAGAGGTCTATACCCAACGCAATGCTCTCTATTATATTTCACAACTGTTATTGAAACAGCGAACTATTCCAAAAACCATGGAGATTTTGGTGGATTATTTTTTACCACATATCGGAGAATTAAATTTTCGCGAGAAGGCTCTCTATCTCGGACAAATGGTATTCCGTCTTCTCTCCGTAAAACTCGGTATGGAAGTAGTTACGGATAGAGATAATTTTAAATACAAACGTATTGATACAACCGGAACGCTTATTTCAGAACTGTTTCGAGAATATTATAATATTCAACAAAATACGATTCATAAAAAGTTCGAGGCGCAATACAAAGTATATCACAAAGAAGGATTGGAAACCAATTTATATAAATTGGTGTTTGATAACCAAGAACAAATTTTCAAGGAAAATCGGGTCATGGACAAAGGATTTCAACGAGCATTCAAAGGAAATTGGGGAGCACAGGCACATACGAAACGAATTGGTGTAATTCAAGATTTAAATCGTCTATCGTTTAATTCGGCGATGAGTCATATGCGAAAAACCAATGTTCCAATTGATTCAAGTGCCAAAGTGGTTGGTCCACGATTGTTGCATACATCGCAATGGGGATATATCGACCCCATTGATACACCCGATGGTGCGAGTATCGGTATTCATAAAACATTGGCAATAACGGCACATATTACAAAAGGAGGGTCCCGAGAACCCATTTTACGGTGGTTGCGAGAAAAAGCAGGAATGACGATTTTAACGGATTGTTCGATAGATATGTTGGCAAAAATGACAAAAGTATTTGTAAATGGATTTTGGGCGGGGTCGATTCACAATCCCACGGAAGTTGTCGAACAATTACGAATATATCGCCGTAATGGACTTATGTCGACCTTTATTAGCGCCACATTCGATATTGCGCGAAATACGGTTATTATTTATACGGATGCGGGTCGGCTTTGTCGTCCTATTTTTTATACGGATTTGAAAAACGGCAACGTATCGGTTTCTGCCAAACGAATTCAATCCACTATTTTAAAAGGAAATGTGACATGGACGCAACTTACCACTGGCATACACGAACGTCGTCAGCCATTGTCAGAAACGCGTATTTATAATCACGAAGATGTATTTCCTGCATCGATGAATTTGGAAAAAAATCAGGCGGTAGTGGATTATATAGATACGAGTGAAAGTGAAAATGCAATGATTTCAACAAGTATCGACCATATATCCTCTTTATCTAAACGAGATGCAAGGACCATTACACATATCGAAATTCATGAATCCTTGATGTTCGGTGTCATGTCGAATCTGATTGTGTTTCCAGAAAACAATCCACTTGCCCGTAATTCTTTTTCGTGTGGTCAAAGTCGGCAGGCGGTCTCTCTCTATCATACAAATTACCAGAATCGTATGGATAAAACAGCAGTTATTTTAAATTCGGGGCAGACGCCACTGGTTCAAACGCGTTTTCTGGATATGGTGAATCACCGAGAGAATGTATATGGTCAAAATGCCATTGTTGCCATTATGTGTTATACGGGATATAATGTAGAAGATGCTATTTTAATCAATGAAGGGTCTCTCCATCGCGGTCTTTTTCGAACAACGTATTTTAATACATATCACGCCTTTGAAACAAAAGAAAAAGGTCCAGAAAAAGGAGCGGATTCGGTATTTTCCAATATTTTATCGTTAAATGCAAATGTGGCGGATGGTGGAGGTTCGGTAATTCGAACAAAACCGGGCTACGATTACGGATATTTGGACAAACATGGTATTATTAAAGAGGGGACCGTTATGAATGATAAAATTGTCATGATTGGAATGACTTCATCTACGAGAGCCGACCAATCGGTCACATGTAAAAAGGGACAAGTGGGAGTGGTGGATAAGACATTTATTACGGAAGGAGAAGAAGGAAACCGTATTGCGAAAATACGAATTCGAGAGGAGCGCATTCCCGCCATGGGCGATAAATTCGCATCACGTAATGGGCAAAAAGGAACTATTGGACTTATTATTCCAGAAAAAGATATGCCTTTTACAAAAGATGGACTGCGTCCCGATATGATTATTAATCCCCATGCGATTCCCACGCGTATGACGATTGGTCAATTGATTGAAGCAATTGTTGGAAAGGCTTGCCTAATATATGGTGCGTTTGGGGATTGCACCGCGTTTAATGTAAAAGGTAAAAAGGTTGCCGCCTATGGAGAACATTTATTGAAAATGGGGTATCATTCAAGTGGAAGTGATATTTTATACAATGGTATGACGGGAGAACAATTGGAATCGGAAATATTTATTGGACCAACCTATTATATGCGTTTAAAACACATGGTAAAAGATAAAATTAATTATCGCGCAGCCGGACCCAATACGGCATTAACTCGACAGCCCGTTAGTGGGAGAGCCAATGACGGAGGATTGCGTATTGGAGAGATGGAACGAGATTCATTGATTTCTCACGGAATCAGTAATTTTTTAAATGAGTCCATGATGGATAGAGCGGATAAATATTATATGGCAGTGTGCAATACAACGGGAATGGTGGCAGTATATAATTCGGCAAAAAATCTATTTTTCAGTCCAATGGCGGATGGACCTATTCAATATGCGGGTTCTCTGGTAGATAGTCAAGATATTCGCATTCGACATGTGACAAAATTCGGACGTAGTTTCAGTATTGTGTGTATTCCCTATTCGTTTAAATTATTGATTCAAGAATTACAGGCAATGAATATACAATTACGTATTATTACAGAGGATAATTTACCCCAATTGGAGAGTCTATCCTTCAGCACAAAAAATATATCGAAATTATTACGTGTTCCAGATACAACACCCATGACGGACCTAATTGAACTAACCGGAAAAATCGTATCAAAAACAAATGTTTTACAAAATAAAATACATAAACCATTTGAATCGGAAGATGAGGATGTTTTACGTGTTCATATACCGACCAAACAACCAGTTCCAATTATTCCCGTTCAAGGTTCTCCCGAATTTGCCACAGGGTCTCCCGCGTATAATCCGGAAAAAGGTTCTCCTGTTCAAGGTTCGCCCGATTTTGCCACGGGTTCGCCCGCATATAATCCGGAAAAAGGTTCGCCTAATTTTGCTACTGGTTCGCCCGATTTTGCCACAGGGTCGCCCGCATATAATCCGGAAAAAGGTTTTCCTGTTCAAGGTTCGCCCGATTTTGCCACTGGGTCTCCGGCATATAATCCAGAAAAAGATTCTCCTCTTAACGGAGGACAAAGTAACGGAGGACAAGAACAAGAATATTTTACAAAAGGAGACAAAGTGTTTTTGCGAGGAGGGGCAAGTAAAGATTCAAAACCAAATCGAATTTGGAATGTTGAAAATATTGGAAATAAATTTATTACAATTACAACGCAAGATTTAACTGAACTAAATGCGGACGATAGTATACAGGTGGTTAATCCAATTGATATTTATAAAATAGAAAACGGATATCACACGAATTCTTTTTTAAATCCGCCGGAATATCTACCGGAACAACAACCACAACCACAACAATCCCCAAATGGAGTGTATTTTAATCCGACTATTATTATTCAGGGGGACAATAGTAAAAATGAAATGCCGGCATCGGACCAACCTCACGAAAAAAAGGGAGGAGATATAAGAGAAGAAAATGCAACTCCAACAATACAAGAATCCGTTTCTGAACCGATTGATTTTACAAAAAATTTAATTATTAAAAAAATGTAAAACAAAGGTGCAAGGTCGACCCATCAGGTAAAATTGATAATATATTACCATATTTTTATAAATACTGATACTATTATTATTCTTAATGGGAATTAAAAAATTAAATAAATATTTGTATGAAAATTGTATAAATTCAATTCACACATTACATTTTAGAGAGCTTTCTGGAAAAACAATTGTGATAGATATAAGTATTTATTTGTATAAATACAAAGACACAATTATTGAATATTTGTATACAATGATCACGTGTTTTCTACAATATAATATAACTCCTGTATTTATTTTTGATGGGAAACCTCCTCCCGAAAAATATGCTTTGTTGTTACTCCGCGAGTCAAATAAAGCAAAAGCCGAGGCAAAATACAATGAAATAATTACAAAAACAAGTGACCACCGAAAACTGGATTCCTTGAAAAATCAGTTTGTCCGATTAAACGATACCAATTTCAAACAAGCCAAAGATTTATTGGATGCATATGGAATTCAACATATTACATCACCAACCGAGTCTGACCCATTGTTGGTATATTTAGTTCAATCGGGAAAAGCTTGGGCGTGTTTATCCGAAGATATGGATATGTTTGCCTATGGTTGTATTCGTGTGTGCCGTGGATTAAATTTAGATACACACGAACTATTATTATACGATACAGAATCTATTTTACGTGAATTGGACGTGTCTTTGGAAGATTTTCGACAAATCTTGGTATTGTCTGGAACCGATTACAACGAAGAAAACGGTGACCTATACATGACATGGAATTATTATTCAAAATACAAAGAACAAAAAAAAGAACAAAAAAAAGAACAACAACAACAAAAAGATTTTATTCAGTGGCTTTTACAAAATACAAACTATATTCAAAATTTGGATAAATTCTCTCAATGCTATTGTATGTTTTTGATGGAAAAATACGATGTTTTATTTTCATCTTTCAATCGCATGCAACTTATGCGCACTCCCTATCACCCAACCTCTCTTCGTCGTGTATTAGAAAAAGATGGATTTATGTTTTTAACGTAGTAATTATTTTGAATAGTCCAAGAACCAAAACCATGGGAACAAATCCCCAAAATGCAGTCCAGCCATATGTTACATGATGATAATAACCGTCTAAACTTGGAAAGATGCGGGTAAATCGAAATAGTATATCCAATACAATACCAAATAGTCCAACATACAACCACGTAATAGGAAACTGAAATAAATACATATATATCACATAAAAAAAAGATAGCATTCCTCCCGCAATAAACATGGATTCAAATTTGCCGTGTTGTTTAAAATAGGAATCCCCATCCAGACGGTCCGCCCAAATAAGGAGCGATTTGTTGTAATAATGCGTCCCCTATAATACCGACCATACACGCACTTGCAATTATTCTACAGTCCATTATACTTGAATAACATTTTTTTATTTTTTTGTTCCTATAAAGACCGCTTGCTCTAAATAGGAATAAAACATTCAGTAATATTTTTAAGATTTTTTCCTGAAAAGGAGGCTAAGAACAAATGATGAAATTTTTGGGAGTAACAATGAAATTTCCTTCATAATAAATAGGCGAATCTCCCAATTTTTCAACCGAGCCAAAATATTTATTATTATCCGTGTAATGGACCAGACTTGTTTTATTTTTTTTATTTGTATATGAACCGATTGTAGTTTTTATGTTTAGCAATCTACTATCACAATGATAGTAGATTTTTTTATTGTCGTCAATGATTTTCCATAGACCTTGCTCAATAAGCAATTGTAAATTTGAACGACGATAATTTGAATAACGATAGGATGATGACATTTATTTGATTTATTTGAGGGTTAATTTAAAAAAAAGATTTTCAATTTTTCCCACCATCTACGATATTTTTTTTATTTTTTTTTTAAATTCTAAATTCTAATGGTGTCCATAGTATCCAATAGAATAGAGTCCAATATTGATTGAATTTCATTGTATTTTTCAATTGTTTTTTTCGAAAGTTCAAATCCATATTGTTCCTTACATGTCGTATAAATCGGATTTTTTGAACAATGTAATTCTTGTAAAGCAAGAGTCTTTACTCCACTGAGCCTTGTGATTTTATTATTTACACAATGTAATCTTTGTAAATTGGGAGGAAGATTTTCGAGAGAAGTCAGTTGATTATTATAACAAATCAATTCTCGTAGAGTGGCAGGAAGAGTCCCAAAGGCTCCGCCGAGCCGTGTGAGTTGATTGTTGTGACAAACTAATGTTTGTAGTTCGGGAGGAAGATTGGTTAGAGAAGTAAGCTGATTATGTGAACAATCTACTGCTCGTAAATCTGGGGGAAGATTTTCGAGAGAAGTTAGTTGATTGTTATTACACTGTAAAAATCGTAAGGCTGACTCGGTTTTTCCCTCTGTTTTCCCATCCTCTAATCGGTCGCGATCACTCCCTCGAAAGTTGAGACCCGTGAGTTTATTTTCCCAACACAATAATTCTTCTAAAGTGAGAGGAAGATTGCTGAGAGAGGTCAGTTGATTTGTACAACACAATAATCTCTGTAGATTTGGAGGAAGATTTTCGAGAGAAGTAAGCTGATTGTCCGAACAATCTAATATTTGTAAATTGGGAGGAAGATTTTCAAGAGAAGTAAGTTTATTATCCGAACAATATAATGTTTCTAGATTGGGAGGAAGATTGTTTAGAGAAGTGATTTGATTGATTGAACAATCCAATGTTTGTAAATTTGTGTATAGAGATAAATCCGGTAAAACTTGTAAGTTTTGTTTCGAAAAATTCAAATAGGTTACGGTATAATCAGTCATTTTAAGTTTGTTTATTAAAACATAAAAAAAGATTTTCAATTTTATTCAGCTAATAGGAACAGATAGTAGATTCTTATTTTAATAACGGGCAACATTCTTTTTCTTTTTCCATTCGTTTGATTTCATTGTATTTTTCAATCGTTTCTTTGGTAACTTCTTCAACTCTATACATTTTCTGGCATATTATAGAAATTGGATTATTTTGACAATTGAATGATATTAAATTGGGAGGAAGATTATCAAGAGATGTTATATAATTATTTATCAATTTTATTAACTCTCTCATCAATGGTCCAAGTTTTATTTTAATAGAGGACAGCATTCTTTTTCCATTCGTTTGTTTTCATTGTATTTTTCAATTGTTTCTATAGAAAGTTCAATCCATATAGTTTTATAAATTGGATTATTTTCATAATATAATTGTTGTAAAGTAAGAGGTAAAATATCCAGAGAAGTGAGTTGATTATTCCAACACCATAAGTTTCGTAAATTGTGAGGAAGATTTTCAAGAGAAGTCAGTTGGTTATGGTGACACCATAATTCTTGTAGATTGGGAGGAATATTGTTTAGAGAAGTCAATTGATTAGCATAACACCATAATACTTGTAAAGTGGGAGGAAGATTGTCAAGAGAAATAAGTTGATTGTTTGAACAATGTAAGTTTTGTAAATTGGAAGGAAGATTGTTTAGAGAAGTCAGTTGGTTATTATAACACTGTAATGTTTGTAAATTGGAAGGAAGATTGTCGAGAGAAGTCAGTTGATTATCGTGACAATTCAATTCTCGTAAAGTGGGAGGAAGATTATCCAGAGAAGTGAGTTGATTATCGTGACAATATAATGTTCGTAAATTTGTATAGAGAGATAAATCCGGTAAAACTTGTAATTTTCGATTCCATAAATCCAATCTTGTTACTGTATAATCTGTCATTTATTATTAATGTTTGTTTAAAAATAAATATCAATTTTCTTTGGTTGCTATCTATTTAAGTTAAGTAGCGGGCAACATTCTTTTTCCAATCGTTTGATTTCATTGTATTGTTCAATTGTTTTTATAGAAAGTTCAAATCCATATAGTTCCAGTATGTGTACTAATACATCTTTTTTTATTAGTAAAACAATCACTACACCATTTGCTAATACAATTATAACAATTATGGTTTGATATGACTGAAACATAACTATTATATTTTCCACATTCTATACACAACTCACAAGTATGTTCATCATCTGAACTATATTCATAACATTTTTCACATTTATAACAAGTATGTTCATCATCTGAACTATATTCATAACATTCTTTACATTTATCACATTCGCGACAACTACAATTTTTATTTTCATTTCCACAATCTATACAACAACATTCTAAACAACTTCCGTAGCAATCATCACCCCAATAACTTTTACCCGTTCCATAACAAACCTCACAATAATTTCCATCGCATAATTCATTTTCATCACTATCATTGTCTTCACAACAATCTTTTGCAAAATGCCCTTTCTTACCACATTTATAACATTTATCACTTATTGAGCGAATAGTTTGTAATGCTTTATCTTTATCATATTGTGATAATTTTACATTACAATATGAACCTCCGCGCACATTATCAATTCCATATTTTTCCATAGCAATTAAAGTATATTTTTCTTCATCAAACGCGTCACCCTTCACTTCCGACAAAACCTTTATTGGTTTATATAATTTACTCCATTCACTTCCTTCTTCTTGAAAATGTTTTAAGATTCTTTGTTTTGGAACACACGACTTTCCAACATAATATTTATTATTTTCAAGTTCAAGTGTATAAATAGTTGTTGTCATACTGATTTTATAAAAAATGTTTGTTTAAAACATATCAATTTTATTCGGTATGTGTTCCAGATAAAATTGATGAATAAAATGCATATTTTTTAATCAAATCTATCATGTCTGAGGTAAAGAAACCTTCCTTAAAAAAACAAGTAAAATCATCCTCTGAACAACCGCAACCACAAAAAAAATTATCCACTGAAGATGAGGTGTTGGCAGATACATATCAAATGAAAAGCGAAATTGAACACATATTGGACCGACCCGATACATTTATTGGTTCAAATCAATCTCAATTAACGGGAATGTGGACAACCACCTTACAAGGACAATCTTTTATTGATTTTAAAGAGATTGAGTATAATCCGTCACAATATAAATTATTTGACGAGATTATTGTAAATAGTTGTGACCACATTGTTCGTATGAATCAATCCACGCTGGCTGATAAAAAAATGGTAACCTTTATTGACGTTATCGTAAATTCGGACACCGGCGCTATTTCTATTATGAATGACGGCGATGGATTGGATGTAGCGAAACATCCGATTCACACAAATATTTGGATTCCAGAACTTATTTTCGCACATTTGCGCACATCCAGTAATTACAAAGCCGAAGACCGAACCGTCGGTGGTAAAAACGGATATGGGTCAAAACTCGTATTTATTTGGTCAACATTCGCCCGTTTGGAAACGGTGGATCATCGTCGCCGATTAAAATATACACAAGAATTTCGAAACAATTTGAATGACATTGGTATTCCTGTAATAGAACCCATTCCATCGAGTTTAAAAAATGTAAAATCATATACTCGCGTAACATTTATCCCTGATTATGCGCGTCTCGGATTGGCGGGAATTTCGCAAGATATGTTGGCACTCTTTTATAAACGAACCATCGATGTTTCGGCTTTATCTCCCACATCTATTAAAGTATCGTTTAATGGAACACTTATTGACGTAAAATCTTTTAAGAAATACGTTGAATTGTTTTCATTTAATAGGGATACGGATAAAGATAAAAACAAACATATTTTCGAGATAGCAAATGAACGCTGGGAATATGCGGTTTCTATATCATCAGTCGGCGAATTTAGACAAGTGTCGTTTGTAAATGGTATTTGCACATTTAAAGGCGGGAAACACGTGGACTATATTGTCGACCAAATCACTCGAAAAATGTCGGAATTTATCGAGAAAAAGAAAAAGGTCAAAGTGAGTCCTTCCTCCATTAAAGAACAATTGTTTTTATTCTTACGATGCACCATTGTGAATCCGGCATTTAATAGCCAGACAAAAGAATACATGGATACACCTATTTCCAAATTCGGGTCGTCGTGTGTTATTAGTGACGGATTTATTGAAAAAGTCGCCAAACTCGGCATCATGGACCAAGCCTGTTCGATTACCCAAGTAAAAGAAAATAAACGAATTGCAAAAACTACCGACGGAAAAAAGGGAACTCGTGTGCGATTGGAAAAATACATTTCGGCTTCATTTGCGGGAACAAAAGAATCGAAAAAATGCGTTCTTATTTTATGTGAAGGAGATTCGGCAAAGTCCGGTGTTATGTCGGGACTTTCGCAAGAAGACCATGATTATATTGGCATTTATCCATTGAAAGGAAAAGTATTGAATGTGCGTAAAGCCGATGCGAAAAAGATTGGAGATAATAAAGAAATATCCGAATTGAAACTCATTCTTGGTTTAGAAAATGGACGCACCTATTCTACATGGGAAGATGTCTATAAATATTTGAATTATAGTAAAATTATGATTTTATGCGATGCCGATGTAGATGGTTCTCATATTAAAGGTCTTATTATTAATTTATTTCATAGTCAGTGGGCATCATTAGTTCAGTTAGACGGATTTTTATCTTATATGTTGACTCCCATTCTACGCGCAAGTCGGACGGGACATAAAACGCTATCCTTCTACAATGACGGAGAATACCGAGAATGGGAACAAAGTAACAATAGTAATAGTCAATGGAAAATAAAATATTACAAAGGATTGGGGACGTCTACCGCCGAAGAATTTCGCGAGTATTTTGCGAATAAAAAATACGTGGATTATATTTATACTCCTGTTATTAGTGACGATAGTATTGACAAGGCGTTTAATGATAAACGAAGTGACGACCGTAAATTATGGTTAGGGCAATATGATAAAACACAATTTATTAATACAAATGAAACGCGTGTAACATATGAGACATTTATCGACCATGATTTGATTGATTTTAGTATTGAAGATTGTGCTCGGTCGATACCCAGTATCGTCGATGGACTTAAACCGTCGCTACGCAAAATTCTGTATTCGGCGTTTAAGCGTAATTTAACATCCGATATTAAAGTTGCGCAATTTGCAGGTTATGTATCCGAACATGCGGCATATCATCATGGTGAAGTAAGTCTTCAAGGAGCTATCATTAATATGGCACAAACATTTGTCGGTTCAAACAATATTGCGCTATTGTTTCCCGCAGGTCAGTTTGGAACGCGAGTTATGGGCGGAAAAGACGCAGCTTCACCGAGATATATTTTTACACATTTATCTAAAATTGCGCGAACCATTTTTCCGAAATCCGACGATGCCGTGTTGCGGTATTTGCAGGATGACGGTCAATCGATTGAACCCGAGTTTTATGTGCCCATTTTACCGATGGCACTAATTAACGGGTCGGACGGAATTGGCACGGCATATTCGACGACTATTTTACCTTATAATCCAAGAGAAATTGCATTGTATTTACAAGAAATGATACAAACACCGACGCAACAAATACCGACGCAACAAACACCGACACAACAAATACCACAACAAAAACTATCTCCCTATTATCACGGATTCAAAGGAACCGTGGTTGAAGTGAGTGCCGATAAATATCTTATTCGAGGCACATATTCGGTTATTTCGGATACAGTCATTCGTATTAGCGAGTTACCGATTGGGATGTGGACCGATACGGCGAAAAATATATTAACCGAATTATGTGACACATCGCGAAAAGATAAAGACGGTAAATCCATTCCAACATTCATAAAAGATTTTACCGAAAATCATACCGATACAATTGTGAATTTTACCGTTGAGTTTATAGCGGGAAAAATAGAAGAATTATTGGCACAAGTCGATCCAAAGACGGGAATCAACGGCATTGAAAAACTATTGAAATTAACGACTACTGTATCAACGACAAACATGCACATGTTTGACTCTAAAGGACGTTTGCGAAAATACAACCATGTGAATGAAATTTTAGATGAGTTCATTGAAGTGCGATTGCACACATATATGGAGAGAAAGGCATACCAAATAAAACAATTGGAACATGACTTGATTATTCTGTCAAATCGGGCTCGGTATATTCTGGCGTTGTTAGATGGTGAATTGGATTTGCGTAAAAAAACAAAGGCGGATATTTATCGTATATTAACAACCATGGGATTCGATTCGATGATTCACGTGGATTCAGAGGAAGGTGTGGATTCAGAAACGACTGTATCCTATGAATATTTGTTAAAAATGCGAATGGATTCAGTGAGTAAAGAAAAGGCGGATAAAATAATCATGGAACGAACTCTGGCAATTCAACAATTGTCGGAATTAAAAGAAACTACCGTTCAAACTATGTGGTCGCGAGATTTGACGAATTTTATGACAGAATACGACAAATATGTAGTTGAACTTAACGAGACAAATTCAACCGTTGTAAAAGAAAAGGTCGTGAAGAAATCTGCAAATGCAAATGAGAAAACAAATGCAAATGAGAAAAAAAAGAAAATCGTTAAAGGTTAAAAAATATGAGATTGAAATGTAAAAATAGATGTTCCTCCCGAATTATTTCCATAGCCGGTTGTTATGGTTGAAACATTTCCCGTATTTCCGGTAATAACAGTGGATGCATTTTGTCTACGATTTCGCACATACTGGGAAAACCGCATAGCTTTTGTAATAGAGGGGTCATTTCCTCCCGTTTGAAGAGGCACATATTGAATTTGTTTAAGACAATTTGCGATGGAACAGTATTTTTGTATGTTGTTGGTTCTCGCTAATTGTAGATTTTCGACAAGGTCGTCTTGTGGAAAAGTTGCCATATTGGTTATACATTATATTACGATATTATATTTTTATTTATTTCTTTCATTCGTAAAAATTTCGTAACTTTACTGCTATTTTTTTGTTCCGTGCGAATAAATATGTTTTTACCATCCGGCACACTAATTGTAAAGTATTTATTGTCAGGTGTTTTCAATGCCCAATATCCGTTGATTTGGGAGTCGGTTGATAATCCAAATATTGACGCAACATCAGGGCTAAATATATGCCCAACCGTTGTTTGATTTGCTGTTATAATTTTTTGTTTTTGTTTTTCGTTCTCATAGGCGACTATAACATAGGGGTGTAAATCCATTATCGGTCCGGACCCATATATTGTGCGTCTGGTTGCATTGCGTTTGGTTGCATTGCGTTTGGTTGCATTGCGTCTGGTTGCATTGCGTCTGGTTGCATTGCGTTTGACGGTTCGTCGGCGTTTATTTACCATAATACAATATATCTATATTATTCTGTATGTAAAAGTCGTTGTGCAACCAATATACATTGTTCTTCCGGAGTTAATTTTTGAAATATAAGAGCATTATGGAACGAAACCTGAAAAAAACGAACACCCTTTTTGCACTTTATATTCATATTTCCATTTGAAGTTTCAACAATATCAGTGACAATTCCCCCGTTTGTTATTTTGTCTTTGGGTATTTTTTCATCAATGTCAAGCCTTTTTTCATCAAGCCTTTTTTCGTCAAGCCTTTTTTCGTCGAGCCTTTTTTCGTCAAGCCTTTTTTCGTCGAGCCTTTTTTCGTCAAGCCTTTTTTCGTCGAGCCTTTTTTCGTCAAGCCTTTTTTCGTCGAGCCTTTTTTCGTCAAGCCTTTTTTCGTCAAGCCTTTTTTCGTCAAGCCTTTTTTCGTCAAGCCTTTTTTCGTCAAGCCTTTTTTCGTCAAGCCTTTTTTCGTCAAGCCTTTTTTCGTCAAGCCTTTTTTCGTCAAGCCTTATCCATCGAATGTATTTACCTTTTTTAATTTGGTCGATACGGTGTATTACATAAAATCCCGTTAAATTGTGATAAAAATCTTCATTTAAATTATGCAGTTGCAATGAATTGATTACATCTATAGATATTTGTTCTAATGATACGTTCATATAATATATTATTTTTATTATTTATATGAATTGGTTCTTATGAATTGGTTGTTGTAAATACGGTATCACATGTTACGCAAATATATGAGTATTTTAATTGTTCATCGTCATATCTCACATAAATAATTTCAGCCGGATTTTTCTCTCCATTTTTTCCGATAACATTTGTTTTACATTGAGCATTCGGACATTCCATATTATATACGCGCGGAAGAGTTGGATCATGTTTTGTATATGGATTAATATTGTAGTTATAATTTTGAGTATTGGTTGTATTGGTTTCTAATACACAAACACTTTCAACCTCTTTATCCACATGTCCGCATTTTCGACAGTAAGATGATAATTTGTTTTCGTTTTCTTCGTCAATGCGAATATAATACATATTGTCACAATTAGAACAGAATTTCATAATAAGTCGTATAATATATAATATCTATTTGTTTTATGTTTTAATTATCAATTTTTATCTTTGATTGGATAAAATCTATTTGATGAGCAAAATTGAATTCTATTTTTCATATTTTTTATTCAAATTCCTAAAATATGACTACACCCGAACAATCTACTTTTATGAAATCGTTTTCATCCGCTATAAATAGTTTGACTCCATTATGGAGTGCAAATATTTTGGCGGGGGTTGCACTCGGTAATGAATATAACATGATTATCACACTCATATTGGGTCAATTTACAACAAAAATTCTCCAAAATATAAATGACGTAACAGTTATTATTATTTGTATCGTTTGTTCTATAATAGCTCTATGTATCAAATACAGTTATATTCCAACCATTTCATTGTTTCATGTATCGGAAGAATGTTTTGGATACTCATATCACAATGATATGAGAAGCTCGATTGCATTTTATATGTGGAATGATTTTCTGTTAAATCAACCTGAAATAACCATGCGTATGAATTTATCAAATCAAAATATACATTACAAACATATAACGCAAATTATACAAAGTTCCCATAAAAATTGGATTCCTATTTCTGCATTGAAAGGTATTTCTGTAAAAATCGTTGTTCGCGATGATATTGGAAACTGTTCCATATCGATAAAATCAACTCTAAAACGAGGAGAATTAGACAAACTAGAGCAAGAAATGTTGAAAAAATATATGTCCGACAAACCGAAAATATATGAAATCCTATACCTGCACGAAAAAGAAGACCCTTTGATTCCCATATCAAACGAGTTCAAAATGGTTCATAAACAACTCATTCAAAATGAAATACAAGTTAGTTCAACGGTTTCTGTAGCAAAAGGAACATTAGACACACAAATGAAAACAGCGGAAGAAAAATCCGACGAAATATATGCAAAATCCCGATTTATGTGTATTTATTATGAAATTGTTCCTGATGTATTTATTACAATTGGATATGGATATGCATCAGATTACCATACAAATACCAGTGGATACACATGTAATATTTATTCGAAAAATAAAAAACAATTCAATGAATTTATGGAAATGATTCAACAAAAATACGATTCCGAGATGTGTATTTACCAACAAGCCTATATGCGATATGAAGGATATGAAGGATTTGATGGTGGTAATACAGGAAGAGCTTTTGGAGGTCGTTTGACAGAAATGATAGATTATTGTTATCCGATTATTGCATTAAATTATTATTTGGTCCACACATGTAATATAAACCCGATTACAATTTCAAAATTAAGCAATGGTTCCTCTGATAGATATTGGTTTTATGAGAAAAAACTGCTATATAAAATAGGAAATTTATATCATCATAAAATAACCTATAATAAAACCAATACAATTCATTTGAATATCGCTCGTATACCGGAAAAAGACCAAAAGGTATCCATGTATCAAACACCATCGACCAATGTGATTTATTCTCTCCGATGTGAATCCGCCGAAATATTACATGAGTTTACAGAAAAGATGATTTCCGAATTTACGAAAATAAAAATAAATATAGAAAATGTGGACCCAGCTCTCTATCATTTTGTGTATTCAGGAAACAATACATTTATATCTAAAATTTTGTCGAGTCCCACAGAAGAGTTATATGAAACGTTTGACCACATACACAATGAACATTCGGATGTTTTCAAAAAACAATTGGACCTGTTGAAAAACAAAGAATTCTATAAAAAACGTGGATTAAAACGTAAATTGGGGTTTTTATTTAGTGGTGTGTCTGGTTCTGGAAAAACATCGTCCGTAGTGGCAATGGCGTTGCATGATAAACGACACATTATGGAGATTAATTTTAGTGCCATAAAAACCCAATCTGAACTTGAAAATATTATTAATAAAACAGAAATTAACGGAATTAAATTTACCAAAGAACAATTAATATTGTTATTTGATGAAATGGAAGTTGGATTAAAAAATCACAATAGAAGTATTAGTGGCGAACAATCTCCCGTAAGTGATTTTTCCGAATCGGTGGATAAGTGTTTTATGGATAAGTGTTTTATGGATAAGTGTTTTATGAAAATACAGAACCAGAACAAAAACCAGAATGAGAACCAAAACCAGAATGAGGACAAGAACGATACAAAAATAGATATTAGTAAAGTGTTGAGTATTTTGGATGGAATTGGAAATTACAACGGTCTTGTTATTATCGGAACAACCAATTACAAAGAACAATTAGACGCATCTATTTACCGGTCCATGCGATTGACATTGTATGAGTTTCAAAATTTGCGTAAATGTGATGCCATTGCCATTATTGAACAGTATTTCGATTGTTGTATGACAAATGAACAAAAAGAATTGATTATTGACCGACAATTTGTCCCCGCTAAACTAATTCATCAGTGTATTACCTATTGCACTACATTAAAAATAGACGAATTTATGAAACGTTTAGTAGGATAGACAGCTCCATCTAAGAGACAGTTCCATCTAAGATACAGTTCCCTCTAAAAATCATTCGCAATATCGCATGTTTCATCCTCGTCGTCTTCCGTTTCAACCATAATAATTCCGATACCTTTCCAAATATTGTTTTCCGGTTTGCCATATTCTTTTTCAAATCGTGTGTATAATTCCATCGGTTTTGGCACATTTTTTTCACCGTATAAATTAATAAACCATTGTTTAAAACAATCTCTCAACTGCGTCTGGCTTAATTTCACTTTGGGCGAGTTCGGCAATTTCTCTATTTTTTCTTTAAAGAACAGTGCCATCACATCTTGTGCTTGTTGATATGCATTACTTGCACCCATAACCGTTGGACAATCTTCCACCAATCCTTTTGTTCGTACCGCAACTTTCACCAACATATACATGAAATATTCTTTCCATTCATCGAATTTTTCATCAATCTTTAAATTCAATTTGAATTGATATGGTTTTAATGGATCTCCCTGAACGGGATTCTCTGTAAAAAGAGACGGAAATGGAACTTCACGAATACGTCTCCATGTTCCGTGAGTCGCCTCGCCAATTTCAAGACGTTCATTGGAACAAATAGCCAGTTTAAATTGCGGTAAATATTTTAAGGTATTTGTCATATAGGGAGCTCGACATTGAATTGTGTCTTTTCCACTGGTAAGTTCTTTCATAATACCATCATTGATTTTATCGCCTTTGGTCGCTTCTTGCATCACTCCATACCGTGTGCCTTTTAATTCAACTAATTCAGGAGTTAATCCACCGACCTCCGCTCTTCGCCCTGTAACCATTCGCAACGGAACACTTCCTTTGTATTCTCCCAAGATTTTAGACATTAAATCCATCAACACGGATTTACCGTTTTGTCCATGTCCGATATACATATTAAAGGTTTGATTCGCAGCAATACCGATAAGAATAGAAGCCAAATGTTCCCACATATATGTATGTAAATCTTCAATCGGAAACAATTGTCGCATAAATAGACGAATTTCATCCATAATTCGCATGGCTTTTGGAGTTGATACTTCTTTATCAGACAAATACGTAATACCGGTGCTTTTTGTAATACAATCTTCGGGTCGTCCCGGACGAAAATATCCTTCGTTGTCCGTTTCTTTAAAATCAATAACTCCATTTGTGAAACAGAGTAAATAGGGATTTAAATCCATTTTCTCCAAAAAGTGACTATCGTAAAAGAATTCCATTGCTTCTGTCATTACATTATTTTTACTTGAAGTAGAACACAGAGAGGATTGTATTTTCGCCATTTTTGCTAATTTTTTTAATTGTCGATTTTTTTCATCTTCGTTATCTTTAATTTCGGCAACACGAGTCGACTCGGCACGATGAATATCTGCAAATAATTCGTGTAATTGTCCGGATATTTTACTACGTAATGTAGTGCCGGTTTCATCAATTGCCCAGCGATGATTGCAAAATCGATACCATATTTTACCTTTAATACTGGCACACACATATTCGTCTTTAAACAAATGAAATAAAAGTTCGGCAGTTTTTACATCACCACTATCGGGATTTTTTATTAAATTATGAATATATTTACTGACGGAATTGTCTCGAATTTTTGTAAATTCCGCCTCATTTTCAGATTTCGACCAGTGCATAATAGAACGTTGTGTTAATCCATCGGGTCTATTCATATCAAATTGCAACCATTCGGCATAATAATTTTGTATGCTTGTTGGATACGTAAAATCGGGTCGAAGTGATAATAAATATATCCAAACAATAAACATCCTATCATCAATATTTCTCAATGCCCAACCTACCCGCATACGACGGTCGTATGTTCCCGTAACACAATATTTTTCGGGAGGTAGAATCATCGTATAATTAAATGTATCAATTAAATCATATTCTCGGGATTGTTCTAAATCCGCCAGCAATTCATCCACGACTCGTTTTAATTCGTCTCGACACGTTACTGAAAAGAGTGCAGTCAAATGATTTTGGATAAATGGACTCGTCTTTTTATTTGTTAATGACGTATTTCTGGAAGCGGAGGATTTATGAGGGGCGGTTGTGGAGGAAGCTACCAAATAATTTTCAATAAAACTTGGTCGATATATAGGATTGTATAATACTTTGTTTCTTGCGGACATTTGTTTTAATTCATCAATAGATACGATACCTGTAACTGCCCTACACCGGCGCATAAATTCTGAATCGGAAGGGTCAAATGTGATGTCGTGAATATATGTAAGTGTGTATGCTTCGTGGTCTGGTTTGCGCGAACCATACATTTGCCAATTTGTGGTTCCGTGTGCAATTCCCTCGTCAACGACATCTTTCCATGTATTAATAATAGGCAAATCTTCCCACATGTTACTTAATTCCGTAACAATTTTATCACGAATATATAAATGCACCTGACGATGTTCAACTCCTAAACCAAATATAAGATGAATTCCGTCTTTTGTCATATTTTTTTCAGATACAGGATTTACATGTGCCTTTTCAAGCACATACACCGGAAATTTTGTATTTGCATCGAATGTATAAACGGATTTTAGTTCTTTTAAATATGTGTCTATCAAATCGTCAATGTGGTCTTTTGTGTACAGTCGTTCTTTAATATCAAGTGAAAAGTGAAGGTCCAAATCCACGAGCAAAGGTCCTCCTCCATGAATATGTTGAGCTTCTGTCAAATATTCTTTGTTCCCTTGTTCAAAAACATGGGCGTGATATAGTTCAATAAAGGTGGAATAATCTTGGTCATTAATATGGTAATTACCACCGTATATATCCTTATCTTTATTTCCAATACGGGTATTTGTTGAGGGCTTGTCGGTGAATTCCTTTTTGGTTGTATGTGACTTTAAAAAGGAATGATAGGGGGCATTGTTATGCATATACTATATTTTTAATGTATATTTATGTTGATTGCCTTTCAATTTTTCTTGGCGTGCATTCACAAAAATGTAATTGGCATATAAATTTATGTGTGGATTATTTCAATAAAGGGCAACATTCTTTTTCCAAATTGTCGATTCGTTTCATTTCATTGTATTGTTCAATCGTTTTTACAGAAAGTTCAAAATTAAAATCATACATTTCCATATAAATTGGATTGTTTTGACAATTGAATAATTGTAAATTGGGTGGAAGATGGTCAATAGAAGTTAGTTGATTCGTGCTACAGCATAATACTTGTAACTTGGAAGGAAGGCGGTCAAGAGAAGTGCCAAAGGCGGACTCTAATCGGTCGTTATCACTCCCTCGAAAGCCGAGCCTTGTGAGTTGATTATTATTACAATATAATTTTCGTAAATTGGGAGGAAGATTTTCGAGAGAAGTAAGTTGATTATTGTCACAATGTAATTGTTGTAAAGTGAGAGGAAGATTGTTTAGAGAAGTCAGTTGATTATTTTCACAATGTAATTGTTGTAAAGTGAGAGGAAGATTGTTTAGAGAAGTAAGTTGATTATTGTCACAATGTAATTGTTGTAAAGTGAGAGGAAGATTGTTTAGAGAAGTCAGTTGATTATTTTCACAATGTAATTGTTGTAAAGTGAGAGGAAGATTTTCGAGAGAAGTCAGTTGATTATTGTCACAATGTAATTCTCGTAAATTGGGAGGAAGATTTTCGAGAGAAGTTAATTGATTATTCCAACAATATAAATATTTTTAATTGGTTGTACTTCTTCCGTGTCATTAATTTTCCCTCAAAAATCATTTTATTATTATTTGTTCTTATATCGGTTTTGCCAAAAATTCCGTTAAAGGAATCGTTTCTTTTTCAATTCCTTCATCTAACAATTCCTGTGGAATTGAAAATAGAGAGCCATTCGTTTTTGTAATTATACTATAATTTGGAACTGTATATGTCGATGGAGCAGGAGACCGCACAAAATAAAATCCCTTCTGTATATCTCCCGACAATACTAACCATAACATTTTCCCCCACGATGTCTCTCCAAATCCCGTTCCACTATGAAATAGTTGTTTTAATCCATACACGGAAAACAAAACAATGGGTAGATTTTTAGCGGTTGCTAAAATCCATAAATCAATATCGGTAAAGATATAATCCGCTCCTACTATGCGCGACGTAATGTATTCCATATCTATTTTTTTCTTTAATACCGTCGTCATGGTTTTATCGGTCTTCCAAACAATTTGTATCTTTTGTAAAAGACCCGTATCTATCTTTTCGTATCCGCGAATTAATTCCTGTTTTATATCGTCTATAGAAAATACCATATTATTGTCTTTGTTTATATCATTCATAATATATCGTATTACGTGGAAGGAACATGCGGGAGTATCGTATTTGAAAAACAATTCTTCGCCCAATAATGTAAAATGTCGAACCCAAACCGATTTTGCGTTACCCTTTATTTTTTCACGTTTGTCGATACATTCAATTTCTAACTGTGCCATATAATTTGTTCCTTGTTGTTTATTGCGAAAATCAGATACTTTAATGGAAGGATAGGTAAATGCATCATGAATCATCGGCTCCGCCATATCATACGACATATTTCGAACATAATTATTTTGATGAAATACATGTATATTTGTGAAATAGGTGGTGGATGATGTATTTGTTCCAAATAAAAGTGTTTCCATCATCACCAATTCATTGTCCCGAATTTGGTATTCAATATTAGAGAGATTGATTGCATTTTCCAACATATACATGCGAATTCGTGCATATCGTATCAATTCATCTGCGAGACGTGTATAATAATATGTTTTATTGTCCATTTCTGAATGCATTAGATTTTGTTTTGGTATTAAAAGTCGGCAACGTCCCGTTTCTTGGTCTATTTCACATAATGAAGAAGATGATGCTGATGAAGAAGATGATGCTGATGAAGAAGAAAACGATGAAGAAGAAAACGATTCCGGAATAGGTAATTGAGAGAAATCCACGGTGAGTTCAAATCCAATTTCACGTTTTGATGCTTGATACAAATAATTACGTAACCATTCTATTTTATCATTGTATACGTATTTTTTGCTCTCTACTAATTGTATAATTTTATTACGATACGTGCGATTTTTATAGTCATTTAATAAAATACGCATAGATGTATAAAATGCCGTATAAAACATATTTTCCCATTCAATATTTCGAATCATCCGCAATCGGTCTGGGTCTTCATGGAGTTTAACGGCAATTTCTCTATCTATATCTAACGAATTCTGTCCATCCATAAATTGAATTCCGTCAATTAACATGGCGTCTGTATATGGCTCCGGTTGCACTTGAATAAACTGATTTGTTTCCGTTAATATTCCCGACACAATATATGTATCCGTATCCGTATTTTTATGCGCAATTACATATATCGGTTTGCACGGAACTTTGTGTTGGGATTTTTTGGTAACGCTATTTATTTCTGTTTTATGAAAGGTGTATATCTGTTTTAATATATCTATTGTATCCCAATACGAATTCCAAAGTTCGGGAGTGTCCATCGACTGTATATTTGTAATTTGCGAAATAGGCGATGACGGAAAACACGGAATAAATTGATAAGGACTGGTCGAACTGTTGTTGTCGTGCACCATAAACCCGATTACTTTCGACTGGTAATTTACAATTTGGCTTTGCATGTGCCACCTATTTCCTTGTATTAAAATATCATACAAATCTGTCGGGTTTTTACTACGGATGAATTTTGCCACAGATAAACTTGGAACTGAGGTGCATTGGGTTTGTTGATAATGTTGCACCTTTTTCAATACATCCGTTAACGTGTTCATGCGCAATAATGTTTTGTATTTCACGTCCATTTCATTTAATACGAATGTTTTTGTGACGGTGATTTGATGCAATCGTTTATTTGTTTCATTTTGTTTTTCTTCATAAATATAAATAGGTTCATAGGTATCATTTTCCTTATATAAAAGAACACACTCCTTGGTTTCATCATACAGTGCATTTGATGAATATGAATTTGTCGGACAGATAACGCGAACCAATTCCCGACTGTCGTGTTTCACAACTTCAAGAATAATTAAATTTATAGGATACGGAATCAATTCGGGTATTTGTGTTGTAAATATATCCCATAAAAATGTATGGTCTTTTACAATAGACGGTTCTACTATATACGCGATAAAATTTTCATATGATGCAATTGTATATCTCGCAAAATCTTCTTGTGCATCCGTAAAATAATCCGATGACAATCGTTGATAAAATTGACTTTCTCGGTATTTGTCAATATCAATGGACGCATAATCCGGATTTAACGGTGCGAACGTCGCCACAAGAGAACTGTTATGCATAACTAAAAATAAATCAATCGTAATATATTTCGCGAGAATCGCAATCATATCCGACAATGATGTGGAAACACTATGTTCCATAAATTCGTCTTTTTTTTCTGGATTGTTCTGGATTTTTTTTCGCAATTGCAACACGTCATATATTTCACAAAAACAGGAAAGAAACGACTGTTGTGGTTGCATTCCATATCGTAAAAGAATCGGCGGAATATTTCCTTGCATTTTACGTTTTTGGGTGAAATCGGTTCTTTGAATTTGGAGAAACATTTCGAGAGAAGGTGAGAGATATCCAAATCGACCATATTCCAACGGAAATGCATTACTTATATATTCATTTTGGTTGATGGCTAATTTTTCAAGTTGGCTTTGCTGTTGCTCGCGTTCTTCTTTTTGTTTTCGATGTTCCTGTTTTTGTTCGTGCGTTTTCACGAAACAACAGGGAATTTTATAGGGAGAACGTTCGGTGGTTGAGAGAAACCCGGGGAAATTCTCAATATAATTACCGCTTTTATCTTGTCGTTTAAATTCATACACAAAGTTCCCGTTTTTCATTTCTTTTACTTTGTCCGTGGTTTTCATAATTCCTCCACACACTCCACTTTTTGCTTCTTTTTCACTCATGCTTCGATTTTCATTCATACACCAATATCGGGGGCAAATATAATAATATGGATTGTCCGCATCCGTTCCATATTCTAATGCATGATTGTTGTAACTGGCACTTCCAGATGTGGCATCAATATGTTCTTTTTCGGCTTTTGTTAAAATAACTGGTTGGCGCATGGACTGACAAATCGTCGAATAACCGCTATAGCGTTTATCCACACTGTCTTCAAATAATATAGGTTCTTGTTTTTTTAATCGTTTCAGAAAATAATTTTTAATATCATAGGCTTTCGTATTTTTTTTAATAGCCATATTTTGTTGCACTGGTTGCGAAGTCTCTGGTAACGAAGTCTCTGGTAACGAAGTCTCTTGTAGAGAAGAGGAGAGGAGTGGTTCTTTTTCTTTGGGCTGTTCTTTATTTTTGGGCTTTTCTTTTTCTTTTGGCTGTTCTGGTGTGGATTCCTCTTCCTCATCCTCTTCTTCATCTTCATAAATATATTCATCCTCATCATCGTTTAATAAAAACAAATTCTGTGGTTTTTTAATACTGTCGGACGACGATTTATTTTTAGATGACGATTCGTTTTCTTTTTCTTCTGATTTTTCTTTCGATGATTCTTTTTCTTCTGATATTTCTTTTTCTCCCAATTCTTTTTCTCCCGATAATTCTTTTTCTTCTGATAATTCTTTTTCTTCTGATAATTCTCCCGATAATTCTTTTTCTTCTTCCGCTTCTGATAATTTTTTCTTTTCAGGCGATTCATTATCAATAGGGAGAACGGGTAATACTATATTTTGTGTATTTGCCGAAAAACAATCCACCCCTTCAATGGTATCTTCAATAACTCCAGATACATATTTCTTAACTGTCGACAAATATTTTAACGATGAAATATCTTCTACTGTCACAGTTAGTTCATTCCGCAAGTCCACATCCATCATTGTTAAAAATCCCGCATGATCTATTCCACGTCCTTCCGCAAACCATGAAACCCCCTCAGTAAACACCCTTTTCGCATGTTCTTCCGTAAAATCACGAAATTTGTCCATTAATTTTTGAACTATCTTTGTCTCCAAATCGGGAGAGTTAATTCCCAATCTCTCCAACGTCTGAACAACTAAAATTAAATCGGGGTTCATGCGTTGATACTCTGACACACGTATATATCGTAATTCTGCATGTTTGTATTGATTTTGGTTTAATGAACTTTCAAAAAAATCAAATATAGGTGACGGACATTGTATTTGTTTATGCAGTTGCACAACATTATTTTTTGTCATTTGTGTCGTAATTGCATACGTAATATGTTTGTAATATACAGAGGGCGTTTCATGAAATGAGGTTGGATGAGGAATTGAAAATCCCATACTCGATAAATTTTGATTTAATTGTTGTATTACGGGAGAAACAATCGTTTGTAATAATTCATGCAATTCGGCAAATTCCAATAGAGGTGTGACATTTTCAGAATATACAGTAATAACACCATTTGATTTGAAATCCAAATACAATTCCATATGTCCGGACACTATATACAGAGTGATTTTATCGGAACGTTTTCCAATAATAGATGTATCAATACCACTAATATATTTATTTTTCGAAATAGTGCGGACTATTTTTAAAAGTTCTTTTGTTTCTATCGACGGAATCAGTTTCCCGTCCATCGATTTTTTATCGCAATACAATCGAAATATATTTGTTGACATAATACTTGAACGATATTCGATAAAAGGAATCGTGGGCGTTGCATGAATATTCTTAAACACAACTTCTAACGGGGGGGATATGTGTCCTTTTTCAGGTAACATAAAAAGCGTAAATTTGGATATACCCGAAGATTTAATAGAGGGTTCTTTTTTATCATAATAGGAGGAGATGTGCGTGTATTGGTCAAAAAACGGTTCGCTGTCGCGCGTATTTTCAATTAATTTGGGGAGAGCATATTGAAAATCCTGAAATGTTTTAAATACATATAAATGTGGATAATACATGGGATAAAAAGAATCTTCATTTCGCGCGAGACATACGAAAATATCGTCGCCCTCTTTCCAATTAAATTCAAACATAAGTTTTTGGTCAAATTGGTCAAACACGGTTTGCGATGTTTTTACGGAATTTATCGGATTCACTGGAAAAATAAAATTCATTGCCCCCATTTCAAATCCGAGAGGTATATCTCGAAAAATTTGTTTTGATTTCGGTTGGCGGTCGAAAGCGTCATAAAACATTTCATAAGTGGATAAATCGCCCACATTATGAATATCCACATAAATAGATAGATTATGCATAAATTGTTGAAATACGCGTGCCGATATTTCAACGGTATCATCTTTTGACAAAATACGGTAAATGGTCGGAAGTTGTTCTACTAAAAATGGCACCTTGTGAAACAAATACAATTCTTCGAAACATATTTTTGGTTTTTCCGAATGATTGGTTACATAAATTATTTTGCGTTTGACCGTTTCTATCGTATCATCTTCCTGAATAATAAGAGAGTCCCGACTAAACGTTATTGAATTGTAATTCTTATCTAAAAAAATAACCGAAGACATATATATTTATTATATATATATAATATGAATTTTATTCGTATAGCTGACTTTTTTATATTATTCCGACATATTCTCAAATAATTTACACAAATAATCTGTATCCAAATAGGGTGTCATAATATACGAATTTTTATGCCGTTGTTTTAGTTCGGATTTTATTTTTTCATAATTCTGACATTTTAATTTATTTGACATTCTTATATGTCGTTCATGCACGTCTACATATTTTATTTGTTGTTGTTGTTGTTGTTGTTGTTGTTGTTGCTGAGGCACTTCTTTCTCCTCACTAAGTAAATCATTTCCTATATCACTGAATAATGCAAATACTTCGGTTCTACGAATTGAATCCATCATACGAATCATTGGCAAATATTCTACTTCTTGTTCTTTTTCATTTGTTTTATTTGTTTTTGTTTCATTGTTTTCTCGTCGTAATGATAATATCCAATTTCTTACAAATAAAATTAAACTTGGGCAACAAACAAATGCATATATTCCCTGTTTATACACATAATTGCATTGTTTATTAATAATAGATTGAAGATATATATCCATATCCATATTACAACAGATTGAAGGTTGAGGCGGTTGCCAATATGGATGTCCATATGTAATACATTGCCATTGAGCAGAGACTTTATTATGTAACTGAAATTCACTATAGCTCGAAGTGGGATGTTGTTCCGATGAAGAAGAAGAAGACGAAGAAGAAAAAGAAGACGGTAAAGAAAAAGAAGACGATGTAGAAAAAATATAATGTCCATTCTCGTTATTGAATGTGCAGTATTCAGACGAACTTACTCCTATCCAAAGTTTACTATAAGATTCTTTTGAATTATAATCCAGTAAAAAAAACACAAAATCGCCACGTAACATACGTATCATGTAGTCAAATCCATATTTTTTATACATTCGTGCTATTTCCGCTGAATCATAATTATACAAATTCCCCTGAAATTGTATAAAAATATCCGGCTCATTTGTTTTTATTTGGGTGTTCTCGCCCTCCTCTTCACAAAAAAATACTTCAATTCCCATTCTATGAATCGGCAAAATGACCGAAGATGGAACTATACAGTGTTCATAATTTAATAACAGATACATACACATTTTACGTAATTATATCTTTATGTTATTTGATGAATATGGATTGCGAATAAGCCCTCGTCCTCCATTGTATTTCCAAAATACATTTAATTCATCTAAATTATGATTAAATCGTATGGTATGAACGAATTTATTTTTGGGAAATGTTTTTCGAATATACTCCAAACAGTGCTGGGTTTCTATAAAATACAACATGGTTAAATCGTCTACATAAAATGTAAATTCCGATAAATCCCCGTTTGGTAAATAGCAAACATTATGAATAGATTTAAATCCATTGTTTTTTATATATGAAGTTAGCGCATGTAAAATATGAAGTTCCTCAATAATTTGAACATTTGTTTTTTCTTTTACGAACATTGTCATAATTTTATATGTATGTTTTATTTTTTATTTTTTAAATTCAATTTTTTATTGGAACTTTTCGTCACTTACATATATACAATGTCAATAGAATGTCATCTATATTTTTGCCCTCTCAACAAACAAATAACCATAGATAAAATACGAAATACACTAACCCCAGATAAATGGCATATTGCGTTAAAAACCGATGAAATGCATATTCAGTTGCGTGAATTTATTAGTGAAGGAAATATGTGTAAAGGATTACGTAAGGAATATGTATTAGAATCGTTTATTGATTCGGATGCAATTCTTGTGATTGTTTTAGACGGTTATTTTTGTGGATTTTCTACCATATTGCGTAATGAAAAAGACAGTGCATTGGTAGTTGATGTAATATGTTCTCTCAAAAAAATGAATGGCATTGGTGCATATATGATAGAAGCATTGACCGAATTGTGTAAAGCCGATGAAATAAAAAATATTACATTGGGGTCGGTTACGGAAGCAGTTCCTTTTTATCTGAAACAAAATTTTGAATGTGAAGGACTTTGTATGATGACAAAACGGGTGTTGGGAGGAACAAAAACACAAACCAACAAGAAAAACCGCACTGGATAATCCCATTATTTGGATTGTTTTGCCATTAATGCCGTTAACCACGGTTTCTCCAAATCCAAAAGTAAATTTCGATAATTTACTGTTTTTTTTTCAATATCACTATAATTTTCATATTGTATTACCGTTAATGGTGTCAACATATACCAAACATCTGTTTTCTGTAATTGTTTCCAATATATATCCAATGCATATTGACGATGATTGTTTGGCTGTTTTTCCAACATGAACACACTTTGTTTAAAATTTCGAATAAGTGTATCATAATAATGAGATGCTACTACATAACATGTCGTGGTTTGGCAGTTATACACTCTACAAAAATAATCAATTCCATTATATTGTTCAAATGGCGGACAATTGTTTCCGCCAATAATTAACACATCCCATAAAGGTTGTATTGGCTGGTTCGCTTCTGCTTCTGCATCTGTATGAAAATATTGTTCAAATTTAGAGAGACTTGATAAAAATGTAGATGGGTCTGTAAAGGTTACATCGTCTTCACAAATAACTACATACTGCCATTGTTGCTGTTTTGCATATTCTAAACATTTTATGTGACTATACGTGCATCCAATAGCCCCTACTTTATGTTTAACCGCATTTATTCGTTGTCCCTGAACGTCATTTAATTTACGAAACTCGGTTTGAATATGCGCATTACGGTCGATTCGGTGCTCTAAATTAATATATAAAATATGATTTAATAACATTATTATTACATCATTGTTTTTTCTTATTTATGTATTTTCTTATTTTCTGGTTTGTCTTATTTTTCTGGTTTGTCTTATTTTTCTGGTTTGTCTAAATCGAGAATGTTCATAATTTTTTCGTGCCAGTTTCTTTTGATTTTTAAAATGCGATTTAATCTCGGGTAATTTGGATAAAACATATACTATTTTTTCTTGAAAGAATCCACGAAATTCTTTCATTCGGTCATGTATGTTTTCCGGCGAAAACCAGTCAATTTCTATTTTTTCAAAGAGTCTTGATTTGTTTAGCACATTTTTATCCATATGTTTCCATAAATGACGATGACTGTTGTTGTAATATTCAGGAAGAAAAACGTCATATGGAATATAAAATAAATGAAAATGATAGGTATCATGAACCAGTGGAAAAATGCCACCACTATGTTTTTCAAGAACTCTTTTACGTAAATCTTCTCCGTCTCCTAAAAAAAATGTCATTTCTTCACCTCCCTCTCGCAAAGCAGTTTCAAAGGGGGTTTCATTTCCTTCACTACCTCCTCCAAAATCGGACCATCCTTTTGCAGAATCTTCCATTGCATTTTCTTTACCGAATAGAAATAATAGTTTTCCATTTGGTGTAAATGTTATAGGCAACATACTTCCAGCAACCATGTTTTATATAATAGAGAGATTATTTTAGCAACCAAATATGGCAATTGAATCTATCATCTCTCGACCTCTCTAAGGTTTTCGTCATTATGCGTCTCCCAAATTGCGTCGGTCGCTAAGCTCCCTCCTTTTGGGAGACACGGTCTACGACAAGTTATTACGACAATAAACAAAAGACTGAATATTACCATTTTTTCATGAAAAAAGGTGTAAAACAATTTAAATATCAATCCTTTCATCTATATAATGACGGAATCGTTAAGAATAAAAACAACGGAAAGACAAGAAAAAGACCAATACAGACAAGAAAAAGAACAAAGACAAGAAAAAGACCAATACAGACAAGAAAAAGAACAAGAAGACGATGTTGTTACGGCAGAGGACTACATGGGAATTCAAAGTCAAAGCGGATTATTACTACAAAGTTTAATGGAATTCTATATGAGTGATCATAACCACATTGATATATTAAAAACGGCGGTTTGTGGTGAATCTCGCATTTCATTACGAATTATTGATTGGTTTGTAACAAATTTTTCAAAAAAATATTATACAATTTATGTGCTAAAAAATAGAGGTACTAATTCGTATCGGTTTAAAGTTCATAATGAATACAAACTTAAATTAAAAGGATACAGTAAAGAAATGTTCGATGTATTTTCGCGAGGTCCACGATTGGAAATGATGGATTTTATAACAACCGTTGGACAAATGTGTTTTTTTAAATGGGCTATTGAGAACCAAATTTTAGAATATATTGAAGCAAATTACGACAGTATTTTAATTGATATGAATAGTCGGAATAGCACAGTGAAACGCCGAGAAACCGATGATGACAACAATAAAACGAGAAAAAAACGACAAGAATTGAGTGTATCGGCATTAAAAACCATTAAAAAAGAACACGTGCATATTATTGTTAAATTTACATGATACATTATGCAGTACCACATATATAACAAATCTCATCCATTTCAATCCATGTTTTACTATCACAATCCGTGTTATCCGATAAATTATCCAACGGAAATATCTCATAAATACAAATATTTGTTTTTATAATAGTAATAATAATATCGTATGCTTTACGTAAAGCAACATACAATTTTCTAAAATCATCTTCCGCTTTAATATGGTATACGTCACATACATTCGAAATTGCCTTTAATTTACCATATATTTCATTATTATCGGAATAATCATAATTGATTATTACAATATGTTTATTTTTTAAACAAATTAATTTGTTCGGGTTCAATAGGGGTGATAATTCGGTCATTTTATTATTTTATTATGTTATTTGTTAAACAAAAAATAAAATTATCAATTTTATCTGATTCTGTACACCCAATAGTGGGGGCGTGGCGCATTCTGTGATGAAACCGATGCAGAAAAAATTGAAAATCTTTTTTTTAAGAAATTCTTTCACATAAAGACAAAAGAAATGACACACGTTCAACAAAACATCGCACAACTTGTAGATGAAATGTTTACATCTACTCCTACCTCGACTCCTACATCTACTCCTACCTTGACTTCTACTGCCGAACTTAAAAAAATAAAACAAAAACAGTATTATCAACGACAACAGGCAAAAATACGTTCAGACCCTGAACTTTACAATAATTATTTGTTGAAATGTCGTGAATCTGCAAAAAAAGCTCGCCAAAAAAAACAACAAGCCCGTTTACAAGAACGGGTTCTACAAAGACAAGAACCAGAACATGTGCAAGAACAAGAACCCGTGCAAGAACCAATGCAAGAACCAATGCAAGAACCAATGCAAGAACCCGTGCAAGAACCAGAACAAGAACCAGACCTCATGCAAGAATTCGTGCAACAACTACTAATACACATTCAAGCACCAATAGTTCGCGTTCGTAGTCCAGTTGTTCGAACCGAAGAACAAAAAGAACGCATAAGACAATACAATAAAATGTATAGAGAAACCCATAAACCAATCATGTCAATGGAACAAAAAATTGAAAAGAGAGCAGAAGATAAAGAACGTGTCATAATGTCAATTGAAAAATGTAGAAAAATTAACAAAGAATTTAAAAAATTACTTGTTGCTCATTTGCGTGAAATGTTTGCAGATTCACGCAAATTTGATGCATAAATTATTAAAAACTTAAAAACGCATATAAAAATACAACAATCGCAAGAAGGTATTATATTACGATAATATATAATGTTTTTTTTCTTTGGAAGTAATAAAACAAAAAGTAATAAAACAAAAATAATTCCAAATGATGCGGATAATTCATCTGTAAAAAATCAACCATCAGAATCCTTTTCAAGAAAAGAACTTATTGTGCCAAATCATACTTTAGTATCATTAACTGAAAAAATTATTTGTCTAGAAACACAGGTGCGTATATTGACGGAAAATGTGTATCAAATAAAAAAACATCAACAAGACACATATGACTTACTTCAAAATATACATGACCAATTATCGAACAATTAATTGCATTTGTCTTATTTTTTGTGTTTTATATTCATGTTCTTGTTCATTTTCTCCCATAAAAATAAGTCGATGGAACCGTTCTATTGCATATCCTTCGATTGGGTGAATATGATGGTCTAATAAATGAACAATATTTTGATAAAACGCGCGCGAACGAGATAAAATGCGGGCTTTAGAAACAACAAATTGTGCGCCAATAGCAAATGTAAATTTTTTATCTGTTAATCGTTTATGAAATATATGCGCATATACATTTTGTAATGTTTCCGCCAGATTTGGATGCACTGGACACCCTGATAAATTCGTGTCTACATGGACCTGACTTATAAACGCAAATTTCGTTTTTTTGGAAGAAAGATAAAATGGATTTTGTACGCATTTTTGAAGAGTGGAAACAATATCTGGAGAGTGGTCAAACGGATTTCCCTGTAAAAAAATAGTATATTCCGCTAAATTATTGTAATTTTGCACGATATGATGATAATATGTATGACCCTCTCTACCGACATTTGGTAATAAAATACTTCTGTCTTGTATATTACTTCTGTCTTGAATATTCGTTGTTCCTTTGCTATAAATAATAACATTTGTATAAGGAGTCAGCCATTCGAGTGATTCATTATAATGCGCTACAACAATTTGTATAGACATTGATATAATTGTCTTCCAATATATAGAGATATTTACCTAAGATTGTATATGGATATTTGGTTTATACGACATTGTGATAAAGACGCACATTCTGGAAATGACTGTTCTATAAAAGGATATGACCGAGCCCGAAATTGGGCAAATTATCCGCCGTTTTCTTCTATGCAAGAACCGCCTATAATTATAACATCGTCGTATCGACGGAACAAAGAATATCCATTTTGTAGGCAACGTTCTGAACGTATGTATATAACGTCACATATTTTACATGATACCCTACAACTTACATCGGATGTAGATGCGAATCACTGTGTTGGAGAGGGGAAACACGTTTTACGCGAAATAGTAGCTAAAAAACCAAAGAATGTCATTGTTGTGTGGGAACACGATGAAATTATAGAAATGATACGGATGTTAGGCATACCTCTTACAAAATGGAAAAATAGATGGAGAGACGAATATGGAATTGTATTTCGAATACAGCTCTCTGATAGCTCTACATTATCATACGATTGTTTTTCGTATACATCTCCAAATACATCGTGCATTACAAAAGATATGCAACAAACGTGGCTTGCGCCATTTATTAAAATAGACCGAACAAACCAAGGTATAGAGAAGAATGTCGGCATTGATTTTATTGGCGTTGAATTTATCGGAATTGGTTTTATCGGTATTGTTTTTATAGGTATTTTTATTTTTTTTATTCGAAATAAATGGAAAAAACAGCAAGAACAACAACAACAACAACAAAACAAAAGACAGTATTATACCATTATTATATAAAATCGGATTCTATGTTTGTGTCGGCTTCTGTTTCGGTGCCTGTATCAAATTCTGTGCCTATATAAATTTCTGTGTTTGGTGGAGTTACTGGTTCCATTATTTTACGATAAACGGACACATACTTATCGGGAACACATATTTCATTATTTCCAATGTATTCAAATACAAGTAATGTTGGCGGTAATTCCGGAAGTTGTTTTATATAATTGCATACACAATTTATACGAACCAATAATGTATGTGTTAGTGGGGGTAGGGTAGTTAAATTATTGTAGGAACACGACAATTCAATTAATGTATTTGGTAAATCGGGTAATTTTCGAATTTTATTATTCTCGCACCATAATTTTTTTAAATGGGAAGGAAGTTTTGGGAGAGATGTAAGCAGATTATCTTCACAATCCAATTCTTCCAATGAATTCGGAAGAGTCGGAAGAAATGCAAGACAATTGCCGGAACAATATAATTTACGTAGATTTACATATCGTGACAAATCAGGCAGTTTTTTTAATTTTTGTAAGGAGAATACCAATTCCGTAGTTGTTCGGTCTACGGGTAAAATGGTAATGTAAGGCGAATTCCAACCACTTGTTTGTTGGGAAGAATATTGTTTTTTATTGGGTTCTTTTTTTTTATCTGGTTCTATTCTTTTATCCGATTCTTTTTTTTTATCTGGTTCTTTTTTTTTATCCGAATTATTAGTTTGTATTGATGCGCCTCGTGTCCAATTCGTTTCCATATCACGTGTTCTATTTTACATAAAAAATATTCAATTTTATCTCAAGAGATAAAAATGAAAATAGAATTATTACAAAAATGAATATAACAAATAACAAACAAAAGAATGAAAACTGGTGTGTTAATTCTCGATAAAAAAACCTATGGAAAAATAGGAAAACGTTTATTGTATCGTTGTATAAGTAGTAGCGAAATAGGTAGCGAAAATGAAATATTTCTTATTCCCTATGAAATTCCCCTCTCATTTTCAAAAAAAACATGTCAAAAATATGTATCCTTTATAAAAGAACCAATAAAAGAAAAAGAAAATGAACCAATAAAAGAAAAAGAAAAAAATGTATCTATCGGAATATTACATGAGGTATTTGGAGATACCGACGATATTTCCGCCTATTTTGAATATCAATTAGCTACAAAAAATCTACGCCATTCGCATAAATTATTTAACGCACATATAAAACATTGTTTATTATCATCTCCTTGTTTATCTCCTCCTTGTTTATCTCCTCATTGTTTTACAATTGACGGACAATTTACCACCGATTTTGATGATGCCTTTTCGGTAAACAACGAAGGTGTTACGATTTATATATCAAATGTAGCCTATTGGATACATAAATTAGATGCTTGGCAATACCTCTCGGTTCATCGCCCAAACACCATGTATCTTCCAGATAAAAAACGTTGTATGTTGCCAGACGATATTTCCAATATTTGTTCATTACAAAAAGATAACATTCGACATGTGGTTGCATTACAAATTCGAATTATAAACGGACATGTTACATTTTCGGATTTTTATGAAACAACCATTTCTGTTTCCAAAAATTATGTATATGAAAGTTCGGATTTATTAGAATCGGACGAATATCAGAAATTACTTGCATTTACATTACTTGCATTTACAGATAAAAATGCAACGAATGATAGTTATGCGGTTGTTGCGTATTGGATGGAACAATACAATCAATATGCGGGAGAAAAATTACAACAATTAAAAAAAGGATTTCTGTATCATTTTACCAAACACAGTTCTCACGAAACAAATCATCCAATATGGGAGCCAATTCCGACAAAACAGAGAGGATACTATTTACCCACAGATGCTACTATTTGTTATGCCCACGCAACAAGTCCAATCCGGCGACTTCCCGATATTTACAATCAGTGGTTTTTATTACAAAAGGAGGGAGATGTATTGTTACCATTCACCGATGAATTAAATAAATATATACGATATTCCAGAAAATTACAGATGGAAATTGCATTATTGGACTGCATTACGCATATATCAATAGACACAAGTTTTACGGGAGTCGTAGTACAAACAGAAGAAAAAGAACAAAAATATACATATACCATTTATTTACAAAAATTCAAATTATATTCACAATATAAAACATCCGTTCCGTTAATTGGCGATACCCATTTGTTTCGCATGTTTTTATTTCAATCGGAATATTCATTGAAAAAAAAGGTTCGAATATGTCTATTGGAGGAGTGAGTTATGCGAGTGATTTATAGAAAAAAGGAAAAAAGATGATACAAGTCATAGATAAATAAATTTCATACTCATATTATATATGTTTTCTTTTTTTCGTCAGAATCAGAATCAAAATCAACAGAATCAACAAATGCGACAACAAGAAGCGAATTTACAGAACCAATTGAATGAAAAAAATGCCGAACTTTCGGATGAACAATCTCGTTTTTCTCAGATGAACGGACAATTTGAATCCGAGAGACACAATAATTTTGAATTGGAACAAAACTTGACGAATAAATCCATCGAAAATCGACAGTTGGCACAAAATATTCAGAAAAATGCGGAAGATTATAAAAAATACAAAAAAGATACCGATAACGCGATAGAAGATATTCTGGCAATGGAGATTTCACATATTAATTACACCTATATCGGAAATCAAAATAAATTATTAAATGACAAAATACACGAACAAAAGAATTCACATATAACCGACAATCAACGAACCATGTATTCACAAACCGATTTAGCCAATGCGAAAAAAACATACGACATTCTTTTTTACATATATTTCGGCATTTTTATAACGCTGGTCGGTTGGTCCATTTTTTATGCAAATAAAACATTTTTTTTATTAAGACTGTGTGTATTGCTCCTGTTTCTATTATTTCCATTTTTTATGTCAGTGGGTGTATTTCAATCGTGGTATAAATATATACGTGCCATTTTTTTGCAAATTCCATTCTCTAACTAATACAACAACATAACAATGAATTTTCAAGGTCCTCAGCCGTCTATTCCTATTGCCAATCCTATACGAACAATTCAAGAAAGTGTGCAAAAAGTAGGAGATACTATTGCACCGGTTATTGCACCTGTTATTGCACCTGTAGTAAATGCCGTTTCAAATACGGTTCAATCGGCTCAAGATGCTGTATCGAATACTATTTCTCAGTATGGTTCGGTTCAATCAATTCCAAATGCGACACAGAGTTTTCTTTCGTCAAATAGCATGCTTGCAAAATTCGCATTTATTATATTTGTATGTATTGTGTTTTTATTTTTAATGAATTTAGGAATTACCTTAATCGGACATTTTTCACATCCGCCCGCCAATCCAATGGTGATTCAAGGATTGTTGAATGGAACGCAAAATGTTACCGTTTCGCGTGACCCAAAACAAACAAATTCGGTGACTATATTAAATTCAAATAATGCGAAAACTGGATTGGAATTTACATGGGCGGTTTGGATAAATATTGGTCCATCAACTTCTACTACAACGACTACCTATAAGAATATTTTCAATGTAGGAAACAATACATATGACTCTCAAACCGGAATTGCCACTGTATCAAATGGACCGGGTGTTTATATAACACAACAAAATGGAATCAATACATTACGCGTTATTATGGATGTTACTCCAGACCAAACTATTCAAAATCAGTTCATTGACATTTCAAATATTCCGTTCAATAAGTGGGTAAGTGTAATTGTTCGTGTAGAAAATATGATTATGGATGTGTATATAAACGGCATAATTACAAATCGGTTGAATTTTACCAATGTTCCCCATCAAAATTATGAAAATATAAATGTTTGTGCGAACGGCGGATTTTCGGGACAATTGTCCAATTTACTGTATCAAAATAGTGCCATGAATATTTTTGAAATTGGAAAGACCGTATTCAGCGGTCCAAGTTTAACGGCATATGCGGGACCATCTGCCTCAACTACATCGGCAACTCCGTCCAGTAGTAATTATCTATCATCTCAATGGTATTCGTCAAAACTACTGACATCCAATTTTTAGAGAAGATTTATTTGCTTCTTCTTACTTCATGATTCGATTCAAGATATTTTTCTCCATATAGAATATAATGAATCATCTCTCTCCCGCATCCATTAACTCGGCATATAGCAACACAACTGGCTATATTGCCCCCATGCATGCAACGGGCGGAACATCGACAAATGTTGCGTCGCCCTCCTCCATCCAAGCATCCAATTTGGCAGGAACTACGGGTGGACGACGAAGTAAAAGACGATTAAGTAAAAATAAAAGTAAAAGACGATTAGGACAAAGTAAAGGAGGAAGCACCCGACGATTAAGTGAAAGACGACGTATAAGAAAACACAATAAAACCGAAAAACGAAGACGTTAGAAAAAGTATATATATATATATGAAAAAAAATATAAATTTATCTGGTAGAAATTTAACAGTTTTACCAGATTTATCAGGTGATTTAGATACAACAACTTTAAATTGTTCAGAAAATAAACTAACTTCTCTTGAGAATCTTCCTCCCAATTTAGACACCTTACTATGTGATAGAAATCAAATTACGTCTTTAGGTAATCTACCCTCTCGTTTGACCGTAATAGACTGCGGTCATAATGAACTGACAGTTCTTCCAGAACTTCCTCCAAATGTAATGAGATTACAATGTGAATATAATCAACTAACGGTTCTTCCAGAACTTCCTCCAAATTTAATGACATTATATTGTTATAATAATCGACTCACTGTTCTTCCGAAACTTCCTCCAAGTTTAAGAACATTAGATTGTCACCGAAATTGGCTGACAGTTCTTCCAGAACTTCCTCGAAAATTAGATATATTAAAGACTTTTTCTAATCAACTTACGGCACTTCCTCCTATTCCTGTTTCACTAAGACACTTAATGATTGAAAATAATCATATTAGATTTCCTCCAGAAAATATGCAACAACTTTCTCCTGAAATTCAACAGATAATTCGCAATGAAAATCGAGAGCATGAGCATGAAGTAGATTCAACTCAAGTCCATAAAGAATCCGAGAATATTAATTATAAAAAGCTTATTTCTGTGTTAAAAACGGAATTGCATATACCCTCTCCATCGCCGTCTCCGAATTTAACTTTTGACTATATTGAGACAATATTAAAAGAATTGTCAAATAATGACCCCACTATTTTAAATGGAATTGAATTATTAATGCAACAAAGATTGCGTGGATTGTATTATGCGCAATTTTCAAAATCAATAAGATATGCTTCTTATTATACGCTTGCATTTGTAAAACAACAACCTCCAGAATTTCAAAAAGCTTATATAGAAAACTATATACATGATGTACTTACCGCAAACAATGGAACTGGATTTGGAGCAATATCATGTGCCGGAGGCGCATTAGAACGAATTATTTTGTCATTGAGCGCATCATGTTTATTATATGTTGATAAACCCGAATATGAAACAAATAAATATGATATACTTGTTCGTGCAATTTCAGGAGTAGATATTGTGTCTATTCCATTATTAACTGAATTTACAAAAGAATGGTTTCAAATTCATAAACAAGGCACGCCAGAAGAATTTTCTGTAACAGAATCCACTGAAAATAAAATAAAAAGCTTAAAAGATTTTTTATTAACAAAAATACATGTTGACCAAAGAACCTTGCCGGAAACAAATCGTATGATAGATGAAATTATTTCGGGGGTTACATTTGATCCAGATGATTTTGTATATGGCGGAAAACGTCGTTTTAAAAAAAGACGATTTACAAAAAATAAATACAATAGAAATAAAAATAGAAGAAAATCCAGAAAAATCAAAAGGTGAACTACCAGTTTCTATTTTTTATATTCGAGTTGAAACGTTCGACATTTCGTTTTTACTATAATGCCAATATGGGTAAAAACCCCTCTTTGAGAGACGCATAATGACGAAAACAGAAAACTTATCTATCTAATATGGATAATTTAGATAGATGTCCTTTTGAATTAAATGCCGACGCATCATGCAATCGATGTTTCACCAATACCTTTGGACAGTTATAAAATAAAACATGTCCCGATTTTTTTAATCGTAGCCACAATTCATAATCTTCAATTCCGTTTTCTTTCCACGAACAATATCTTTTATGTAAAATAACACTGCTGTTAATAATCGGATTTGGTCGAAACGATGTATTTGTAAAATCTCCCACCGGAATTTTCGGAATGATGCCATTCAAATGCTGTTGTTTTCCGGATGCCATATATACACATTGTGTGCCAACAACATCAAAATGCTGTAAAATAGGAGTTTGTATTTCTAATTTATGTGGGTGCCAAATATCATCTACGTCTAAAAGCGCAATAAATTCGGCTTGGCACATGTTCATCATTGCGTTTAGAGTAATGGATTTTCCTTTCAAATGAAACCAGTCGAAAATACGAATGGTATGTGTGGCTTGATATGGTAAAACAATTTCACATGTTTTTTGATATACGTCTGAATTTTCTTCATGACCATTTACGGCGATTAATACCTCGTAGTTCGAATAGGTTTGATTCATGACAGACAAAAAAGATTCAGATAAAAATTCAATACCATTGTATAAAGGAATACATATACTTATTTTTTGATTTTGTTTTTGTTTTTGTATTTGTTTTGATAGTTGCATTATAATATAATATATGTTTTTTTATATTATCTTACTTATCTCCCATATAAATCCCCTGTTTCCAAGTTCCCGACAACAATATACCGTCCATATATTGTATTCCAACACCATTGTATTTCCCAGTTTCTGAGTCAAATTCTCCTTCATATGTGTCTCCATTGGCATACGTTATTTTTCCGTTGCATGGATTTGCGTGTAAACCGTCCCAGTCTCCGACAAATACATCTCCATTTGCATATTGAATGGTTTGAATGTTCATAGTTATGTATGTATTTATATATGTATTTATATATTTTACGTGCGTGCTGAAATTTATGGAAATAAAAATCGGTCAATCGTTGTTCTCACACAAAAGAATCGATGACATAAAATACTTACTAAAAACAATCCCAAAAGCGTTTTACATAAAAATAACAAAGAATAATCTCCCCAAATCCACCATATAAAAACCGCTGCAAGAATCGTAAAAAAAACATCTACCCCCGCTAAACCGAATATTCGATATTTATGAATACCTTCCTTTGGTTTTCCAAATATATTGGCAAATGCACAAATTTCTTTATTCATCTCCTATATTGACAGACAAAAATCTTATACTATTATAATAATATGAATAATGAACAAGACCTTGGATCAGGAACAGAAGAACAAAGACAAGAACAAAGACAAGAACAAAGACAAGAACATTCATCGAATTATCATGTAATTCGAGAGCAAGTATTTGACGTAAGTCGTCCAATGTCCGATAGAGAAGTAAATGCGAATTTACATGTAATTCAATATCATTATGACGAAATAAAAATGTCGGAAACTACGTGTGCCATTTCGTTAAATTTATTTACAGAGGGAGAATATATACGACAAATAATCGTATGTGGACACTATTTCAGTAAAGACGGATTAAATAACTATTTAAAAATAAAAAATAGACGAAATATACCATGTTGTCCATTGTGCCGAAAATGTTTTATATTTTTCAATGTCTATCGCGGTGAAACAAACACATTACACGAATCCCCCCTTATTCGAAATGGATATGGCGAAATGCAATATGCAAACGGTCCTGTATATAAAGGCGAATGGAAAAATGGAATGTATGATGGTAATGGCACATATATTTGGAATGATGGAACTCAATATACAGGAGAATGGCGACAAAATCAAATGTGTGGATTTGGAAAAATGATGCACGCAAATGGGGATGTATATGAGGGAACATATACATTCGGAATGAAATATGGATATGGGAAAATGACATATTCAAACGGCGATGTATATGAAGGAAACTGGTATGGCGGAAAACGGGAAGGTCTTGGAACACAAACGCAACTAACAACCGGATGTTTTTTACGTAAAAAAAAAATAAAAAAAACGGGAATTTGGAAAGATAATGTGTTTTGTGATTCTTGAAGCCAATGCTTATTTATAAAAATTGAAAAACTTTTTACATGTATTTTTATTATTAAAAAAAAATAATAAAATGAATTGCCATTGCGGAATATGCAAACAAATTGGACACACATCCGCTGTATGTCCCTATAAGACAACAAATCGTGTTGAACAAACCATTCTATTGTATGATTTGTTATATAAAAAAACAAAAAAATCAAAGAGTGACGTACAACAAAATACATTCTATTACCGATTCAATAACAATAATTATGTTGAGTGCAATCGTCAGATAGATTTGTTCTATAATATGCTTGTGCATCGAATATGTAATGTTCCATCTGGCGATGATATGTATTATTACAGGACACACAATACGCCGAATAAAGTTCAAAAATATTTAACTATTCGCGATAGTGAAATTCCACCGCGTCCATTACATCAACACATACATAATAAAACAAATAAAACAAAAATAGATGTTCTTTACGCACACAATGTACATTTACAAAATGTGATTTTACATTTGAAAACAAACATTGATAAAATAATTAACGCAAAAAGAATAACCAACGTAATGATTGACGTGCCCAAACTGTATGTATTGGTTGAAACTATGGAACAATCTGTCGAATATAGTAAAATAAAAATAAGCCAGATAAGGCATCAAATGATAATGACGGAATATGTGTCGTCGGACTATTATGCGAAAAAATTAAGATTCATGGTTGCTTCACGACCGACAATGCAAATTACTACAGAAAGTGCTTGTGAAAGAAAAATAGATGAGTTTGACTGTTGTATTTGTTTGACAACAGTTAAACCTGAATTTTCCGTAAGTCTTGGGTGTAATCATAAAGACTATTGCCGAAATTGTATATTTGAATTGTGTAAAATAACATCGACCTATGAATGTCCAACTTGTCCCATGTGTAGAGCAGTCGTAACAACTATTTCGGTGTAATTGGTGTAAATTTTTGGTGTAATTGGTGTAAATTTTTGGTGTAATGGTTATTTTTTTAGTTTTCTATAAATATATTCGGATTCTCGGATAACTGATTCCAGTCTATTTTTGCTGGATTGGCTTCCAATAAATGGATTGCATTTGGATTTCTGGATAACGAAGCCCAGTCTATTTTTTCTGGATTCGCCTCCAATAGAGAGATGGCACTGGGATTTGTGGATAACTGATTCCAGTCTATTTTTTCTGGATTGGCTTCCAATAAATGGATTGCGTTGGGATTTTTTGATAACGAAGCCCAGTCTATTTTTTCTGGATGGGATTCCAATAGAGAGATTGCACTCGGATTTCTCGATAATAAGTTCCAGACTATTTTTTCTGGATGAGATTCCAATAGAGGAATGGCATTCGGATTTATTGACAATGCAATCCAGTCTATTTTTTCTGGATGAGATTCCAATAGAGAGATGGCATTTGGATTCATCGATAACAAGTTCCAGACTATTTTTTCTGGATGAGATTCTAATAGAGAGATGGCGTTGGGATTTTGAGACAACCATTCGAAACATGTTATTTTTTCTGGATGTGCTTCCAATAAAGAGATGGCGTTGGGATTTTGAGATAACCAATACCAAACTATTTTTTCTGGACGGGCTTTCAATAGAGAGATTGCGTTTGGATTGGTAGATAACCGATTCCAGTCTATTTTTTCTGGATGGGATTCTAATAGAGAGATTGCATTTGGATTGCAAGATAATGCGGTCCAATTTAGTTTTGTTTCATTTACCCATGATAGTAGTTGGTTCATTTGTATTCATATTATGTTATCTTTGAGTTTGTTTTTTTGTATGTTTTACAAGGGGTCGTCGAGAAGTTTGTTTTATAGTTTTTTTGTGAATATTTTGTATTTTTTTCTTGGCGGAAGCCAATGAATTAAACATATTATCAAACAGTGAATCATCAATTACTTGATTAAGCGAATCTGTTTGAAAAGGCATTTGTGGACGCGAAATAACAATTAACCCTATTGGAATCGCAAGTGTATTTTCTTCTTTTATGTTATTTGTATTTTCTCCACCAATCATACCAACTCCACCAATCATACCAAAATGAACTGGGTATCCTCCCTTAAACAAAGGGTCGTGGTCGGCGGTTTGTTCAAATGTATATTTCGACAAAAAAGACATCTATAATATACTCTTTCTTTATTTTTCGATAATCAAGAAACAATAAACAAAATCAACGATTTTCTTGTTGAAAATCTCGTTTTAATTCAGTTGTTATTTTTACGTCACGATGTTTTTTTAAATAATTAATAATATATGCGACTTGTTCCTTATCCGGAATAATTGCGCCTAAAGTAGATTCAAGATATGCATATGTTAATGAACTGTAATCACGTTTTTCAATAAGAGAAACAGATGTTTGTCCAAATGTTACTGTAGGCAAAGAAGCATTTTTCATATGTTGCACCAATTGCGTAGATACAGTCGTTCGTTGTTGGCGAAGTTGTTTTGCTTTTTCATTTAAAATAGCCAATTGATTTTCAATAGTATTCCATTGTTGAAATAATTCAAAAGGCGTTGTTTGTGTTGTTGTTTTTGTTTGTGTTGTTGTTTTTGTTTGTGTTGTTGTTGGTGTTGTTTCCATGTTTGATTGTTATAAAAAGAAGTATGTTTTTATTATCAATTTTCCCTCGCGAGGCACACCAAGCCTTGTATGTTCCATAAAATTGAAAAGGAAAAAAGAAATAAAGCGAGACAAATTAATTATATATATCCATTACAAATGTCAGAAAATCATTCACATAGAAAAGACGAAGAGGATGACGATGCGTCCTCCGCGTCTTCATCAAACTCCGATTCTGATAATGAGTCTGATTTAGAAGGAGGGGATGATTCAGAAGCCGATATAGATGTCGATGCAGAAGCAGAGGCGGAAGCAGACGATTCAGATGACTCGGACAATGAGCACGACCCATCAAATAAAATATTTAAAGAGGTTTCCGTGAATCATCCACAAAATAATGATGACGACAACGAGGATGACGACGACAATGATTCTGATGAACAAGATAATTCAGAAACATATTTACAAAAGTTTGAGAAGGGTCTTCGTCAAAATATTATATCGGATTTTCATCCAGAACTTCAAGCAAAAAATTACGAAGAAATATTACGAATGACCACCATTATCCGTAATGAAAACGGTGTTATTGACGACCCTTTCCATAAAATTGTTCCATGGGCATCCAAATATGAAATTGCGCGTATTTTAGGAGAACGTGCCCGACAATTGCAGGCGGGTGCGGAGCCATTTATAGAGATAGATGATACCATAATGGATGAATATGCTATTGCAAAAATGGAATTGGAACAGAAAAAAATTCCCGCCATTATCGAACGCCCCTTTCCGGGAGGTGGATGTGAATATTGGAAAATTGAGGATTTAGAATTTATTACACTGATATGAAACCCATAAAACAAACCCATGAAGAAACACACCTATAAAACCAACTAATGATATAAATAGTATATATTATTAACTACAACCCATGAATTCGGATCTGGAACGTATTCTAATTTCAATTGAAAATCTGTATGGCACATACAAAGAATATCCCCAAATAGTGAAAAAAATTCAACAATATATTGAAATTCAATTGCCCGCCTTACTCCAAACTACCCAAATATCGATTATCGAAAAACAACGCTTCATTCAAGAGAAAAATGTCTATGTGGAGCATTTTATGCAAACATATTCCTTTTTTTACATACCACAAACCGATATATTTATATCAAAAGATAACGGTCACTATAAAATAATTTCGGAAGATGATTTACTGTATTTTATTTTACGGGATATTTCCTCGCAAAAAAACATATATCTATCCGAGTGGAAACAAAAAATTAAAACAACCATTATAAAACAAATAAAGAGTAAATTATTCGTCCAATCTGTTCCAGAATCCGAGACCATTCAATTCGTAATAAATAAATTATGCCCCTATGTATTTGCGTCTCGAACCGAAGCCAAATATTTTTTAACTATTTTGGGAGATTCTATTTTGCATAATAAAGGAAATCCTATGGTGCATTATTTGGATGCAAATATACGTCCGATGATAGAGACAATTCGCTCTCAATGTTATTCTGTTTTGGGAGTGAATATTGGACAGACGATAAAATATCGTATTCATCATAGACACCCACTCATTAACTGTCGTATATTAAAAGTTAATGAAAATATACGAGAAGAGGTATTAATGCCTATTTATGAAAATATTATCGATTTTTTGGGTGTGTGTGCGCATTATTCAATTCGATTTCAAAATTCGGACGTATTTTTAAAAGATATAAGTAACGACGATACAATTGAAACGCGCGTATTCTTTTTGGCAAATACGCCGTGTTCAACGTTGGTCTCGTCCTTTTTGGGAGAATATATTGAACCTACCAACTTACCGACACATATACTTACATGGAATAAAATATTGTATTTGTGGAGATTGTTTTTATCAAAACATGACATGCCTCTTGTATTAAAAATGGAATTAAAAGACACATTGTTGTCAGAAAATAGTCCATTCAAAGATTATCGGTTGGTGGATAGTGGCAGTGGCGAAGTTTCATTTGTGGGATTAACAAGTAAATATCTTCCGATAGTGGAACAGTGGATGGCATTTTGGGAGGAAGAAATTGAAATTGTGGAGGATACCTCTCCGTTTTCTGTATTGGAAGTCGATGAAATAGGACAATTGTTTCGAAATTGGTCCGGTCAAAAATTGGGAGAAAAACAAATATTGGATTTATTGCATTTTTTCTATCCAAATATACGAATATGTAATGATAAATATATATGTTCCGTTATATCATCTCATTGGGATAAAGTGGCAGATATTAAACGGGCAATGTATCATCAACATATAGAAAATAAAAAACATACAGAAGACCCTTATGTATATTATTGTAAATATTATCGTAATAAAATGGACCCTATTTCTTCAAAAAAACATTTATTGGTATCAAAGTCCTATTTTACTATGGTGTGGGAACAAGAACAGGAACCAAGACAAGAATAAGAAAGAAACACAGAGAAGAAAAAACACAGAGAGAAGAAAAAACACAGAGAGAAGAAAAAACACAGAGAGAAGAAAAAACACAGAGAGAAGAAAAAACACAGAGAGAAGAAAAAACACAGAGAGAAGAAAAAACACAGAGAGAAGAAAGAAACACAGAGAGAAGAAAGAAACAAAAAAATGAAGTTAAATAAAATATATAATAATGTATAGTATTGTATATTTATGTTTTCAAAAAAAGAAAAAAAGGAATCAAAAGAACTCCTCTCACAAAAAAAACCAAAAGAACAAAAACCAAAAGAAACAGTTCAAACACTTATCGAAACGGCAAAATCGCTTGGACTAACGGGTTTATCAAAATTGAAAAAGGCTGAACTTTTTGAAAAAATAAAACATCATTTCATGCGACAATCCAGTGCTATTATTATACAAAAATATGTGAGACGACAATTTATATTAAATTATCATCGAATACGTAGACAAAATAGAAACGAACCGGTAAACACAACTGATTTTTATACATTAGAACTGTTGTCGGAAATACCAAAGAATCAATTATTTATATGCACGGACGCTGGATTTACCTATGGATTTGATATTTTATCGTTGGAAATACTTATTCGACAAGGATATGGACAAGGACAAGGACACGGACACGGACAACAACAACAACAATTACAAAATCCATATACCCGCACCCCCCTCTCAGAATCCGTAAAGAAAGATATATTGTCATTTCTGTTTTATTTTCAAATAACAAATATACAAATCATGCCCGAATACACAAAATTGTCATTTAAAGGAAAATCCTTATATCCATCGTCGATTCATCCAGAAACAAATAAACACATGTCAGCTACACTACTTACTATTCTTGCTATTAGAGAAAAACCATTATATCAAAGAATAGATGATATATTTGGCGATATTTGTTCGTTGGGGTATTTTGTGTATAGCGAGTGGTTAATAAATCTTTCTCGACGAAATATTATTTATTTTTATTACGGATTAGTAACATTTTGGACAACACGAGGAAATGTATTAAATGAAACCAAACGTGCTATTTGCACCATTACCCAAGGAAATGCTTTGTATCAAGTTGAATATCCAAGTCAAATATTATATTCATTTTCTACGAATGACATAATGGAATTGTGTGTCATTATTATGGAAAATTTAATGTATGGTTCTGGAGATATTGAAATGCGTCGTATGGGAGCTATGTATATATTAATACAGCTAACACATGTATCTGAAATGGCATCTACCGGATTACCGTGGTTGGTTTATTAGTCGATTCAAAAAATTGATTTATAATTAAATATTATATTAAATGAAATATAATGTTTTATCAATATTTGTATCCCATATGTATCTCTCTTATTGGAGCCGGATTTATTTTATGTATTGAGGAAACCAATACAAATAAAATAGACACAGACGAAATAGACACAGACGAAATAGACACAGAAGAAATAGAAAAACAAAAGAAACAAATAGAAAACAGAATACTATTTGAACTGTTTCGTTTATGCAACATATTATTTTAGTATCGTAACTTTAGTATCAGTAACTTCTTATACATTTGCATCTCGTCTCATTTTTTCGAATAATTCATCTCTAACATCTGGACTCGCTACCTCTCTATCGTCCAATCCAAGCGTATCCACCAAATTGGTCAATTGCCCATTTTCATCAATATCTTGGGTAAGTTTATTTCCGGTTTTAGTAGCCAATTCAACATTTTCTTTGATGGCACGTTCCTTTGTCTCTCTCACGCGACGTTCAAATTCAATCTTTGACTTTTCATCACTCTTTATTTTCTCATGATGCAATTCATTTAATTCCTGATTCAAAAATTCGATATTTCCTGTCTTGTATGCATCCGGATGCATTGGCACCCAGTATCCCAACGGCATCACATGCACATCATGATTCGGGTCGCGCTCGCGTGCCTTGATTCCCGATTTTTTCGCTTCTTCTTCTGTATTGGTCGCCTCATGGATTTTTAGCCCACTAACCGATGTTTGAAATTTATTGTCTTTATTAAATTTCTCGGTTAATACATCTTCGTTCTTATCTAAAAATGTTTTGTATTCATTTACCGTATCCGCCACAGATGTCTCTCGAATCTTTGTTCCCTCTTCCACCAAGAATTCTTGAAAATCTTTTAGGAGATTTTCCGTATTCAGATTGTATTTATACGCCATATAATGAACAAATTGTGTATATTTATCCATGGACTTGATGAAATCCCATTGATGAATAAATTTGGTAAAAAGAAAATCCTCTCTACGTTGAATAAGATCTTTCGGAGAAATAAAGGACACCGATGCCCATTTAGGACCATGTGTAGGAGGAGTTTCCGTCAATAAATCTACATATTTAGGATTTGGTTCGCCCGAGTGTAATGTTTCTGTGGGAACATTGTTTGGAGGAGGTGTTACGTGAGAAACAAGATTTTCAAAAGACATAAGATAGATGTAATAGAAACCGTTCTTTATGTTGTTTAGCAATACATTTAGCATTTTTGTTATATCTGTTTTTTGTAGTCTTTTTTGTTTGTTTAATATATAATAACATGTCTGCTTTTAATATTACCGAATTCGTTAAGAAGGTCATTAAGTATTTGTTAGAAGGTCTTGTAGTGGCTTTAGTTGCCTATGTCATTCCGAAAGCTTCACTTAAAGTTGAAGAAATTGTGGTTATTGCCTTAACCGCCGCCGCAACATTCGCGGTTTTAGACACATTTCTTCCATCGGTTGCCTCATCTGCTAAAAATGGTTTAGGTTTTGCCATTGGAAGTTCTTTAGCGGGAGGTATTCGTGTTATGGGATAATTAATTAACATATCATCAATAAAAATATCGTTTACGATATTTTTATATCATTCATAGTGCATAAAATTGTAAATATTATATATAATGTCATCTATTTTACGTAAAACCAGTAAATTTCGCCCAACGAAAAAAGATTCGTTATCCTATTCATCATCGTCTTCTTCTTCCCGTTCCTCTTCCTCTCGTTCTTCTCATGCATCTAAAAAACGTCGAACACAAAAACGCGTCACGATTGATATAAGTCGCAATACATCTGTCTCTCCAAAACAACAAAATCATACCTTCCTGACCAATAGAGAACTTGCTTACAATAAACAAACACGAAATAAACATTCACCTATACCCGATTATGTTGATGAGAATCTTATATTAGAACACGGCATTGCTCGACAAAATGCACAAAAACAGCGGGATATTGCAAAACAGAAAAAAATGGAGCGTATTTTTACTAAAAAAATTATTATACACAAGGTATCTCCAAGACCAAAATAGTCGTTATACAATATCCCCGTATTTTCGCATTTGTATATCTTTAATTTTATCGAATAATGGTGTATTTTCTGGCACTTCTATATATCGAATTGAATTTCGAAATATATCGTTTCCGTATGAAAAGAGCGGTTGGCTTAAAGAAGGAATCCATACGATTAGACATGCGATTGTAAATATACCAATATACACAGATTCAAATAATGGCAGGTAGGTTTCGTCCGTATATATTTTATTTCGGGTTTCATCGTAATGGTATCTTTTTGGTTTCATCATTTGTTATATATTTTGTTTAGTTCGTTTTTATTACGTTTTATTTATCAATTTTATCTTGGATAAATGGATAATCGTCATTATGCGTCTCTCAAATTGTCGTCATTGGGCTTTTGCCCAAGAGAGACACGGTCTACGACAATATGGTATTATATTACTTTGGACATACACCGTAACACATACCCTTATAATAATAATAATCCCGATTTGTTACAAAGATATCACTATAATTCGCTTTTGCGGTTGGTCCATATTCATCTCCATGCACACATTTTTGTCCTCCCAATAAAACACAACAACTCGTGCTCGCACATGTATTTTTATCCATGGCTTGACATCGTTTTTCCAGTTCTATCGGTTGGTCTCGGTATTTTTCACAAAATCCCATAAAATCTTGTGCCGATGTATATTGTTCTCCTGTTGGCATTATAGCCGGATTTAAAAACACGCTATCTGTATATGACGGCACAAATCCTCCTCCTTCATTTGGATGATATGTTCCCGGTTGATAATAGGTTGCCGGTGGAATATTTACACTCACATCATAAAAATTGTTTCCGGGAACCAATTCATCGGCGTGATAGGAAAGATTAAAATTATCCGAGTTATATTGTGTAACTGGATTGGATGGACTATTGGTAGAATTTGTAACGAACAAATTTGTTGGGGCGTTGCCATTGTTCGGATTGTTTATAATCGATGCCTGAATCGTTGGTTGAATTACCGTTTTATCCGTATTTGTTGTATATCCATATGGAATCGGTGATATGTAAGGTGTGCCATTTTGTGTGGTTCCACTTTGATAATACCCATCCGGAATTCCGGACGACGGAATAAGTTTGCTTCCAATCGGAATCACATTTCCGGACGCATCCATAATAGTTGTTGTTTGCATTGAGGAAGAGGTTTGTGTTAAAGGAGAGGTTTGCATGGTTGAAGAAGAAAAAGAAGGGGTAAATGATTCTTGAACGAAAACGAATCCTGATAAAAAAAGAATTAATAATGAAATTATTACGACTAAATATAACATAATATATCTGGATATTATTCGTCTGTCAAACTCGCCAGACAAAGCTTGATTTCCCCAAGTGATGCCACATTGTATTTAACAATTAATGGCTTATCATTTCCCAAATAAATTTCCAAATGACTGCACAAGGGCGTGCATTTAATAAAATTGTTCAGTGATTTTAATGAAAATTCGCCCTGAATAATAACCGAATCGTCCGGTTTTTTACAAAAGGTGAGTCCTTCGGCTTCCGTTCGATAAATTCGCGATTTTGCATATAATCCCTGACATGAAAAAATCAGTTCGTTTCCAACCGATTTAATTTCAATTCTCTCTGAAATAGCATAAAAATCACGAATAATCTTCTGAAAATAAGAACTCGATAAATTAATAATGGTCGAATAATCTACATCCGGAACAACCATTTCCTCCGTATCCGGTTCAATTAATTTCAATTTTTGATTATAACACTGCTTTATGGTTACATCATCAAATTGAAGTCCGAGTTCGCTTACGGACCCATCATGATAATCGTCTTTTTCAATATAAAGTGACAGTATATCGTTGTTCGTAATGGTTGAAATAACTCTATTTAAATGGAGAGTATTTGCGCAAATGATAATTTTATTTGGAATACAAGTGAATGTTTCGAATTGATTTGCGTGTAATTCAACGCTAACAAGCGTCGTATGAGATTTATCGAAATTTACTATTTTAATACCGGCAAATAGTTCTTGTCCTGCCACGGTTGGTTGATTTCCAGAGTAAATAGTAATAGTTGCATCTGTTAACAGTTCTTTTAGAGCCGCAATCATATTTCGAACTGGTTGAATTTGAATTGTTTTTATTGTGAGAACATTGTTTTCGGGGTTCATTTATCTTGTATTATCTATTTTATAAAGATTTTATACCCTTTTTTGTCGTTTAATTTAGGAATTTCATTGCCGACGGTATAATAATAAATGAGTGGCGCATTGGCATCTGCAAGAAAACGACGTGCACCTGCACCTCCTCCTCCTACTCCTACTTCTATTCAATCAGCTCGTCCCGGACAAGGATTAGGACAACAAGGGCAACAAGGACAACAAGGATTAGGACAACAAGGGCAAGGTTCGCAATCAGGACTTACCTTGCCACAAGTTATTTCGGTTGTTGATAAACGCTTAACAACCTTGGAATCTTTTATGAAAGAAACAAAATTATCATCACCCGTATTATCATCGGCTCCTCAACAACAACCACAACCACAACCTCCCGATAATTTGAGAGAGATATTGGATGAATTTAATACTCGACATGAAATGCTTGCTTCTGAAATCGGTAATTTGAAAAATATAGTAATGTCTCTCCAATCGTATACGATGGATGTAAATAAAATGTTGATGGAAGAGAGAGTAAAAATACTTGGAGATGTTGGAGAGGGAGAAGGAGAAGGAGAGGAAAATACAAAAGAGGAAAATACAACATCGCCCATGTTATTTTCAATGAGTGAATAATACGAATATTTCATATAAAAACATCCAAATAAATATGTATAATATGATGTCCATATATATTTATTTATTATGCAACAATGAATCTGCTATATTACGTGCAACCGTTGAACACTATCGTCGGCGATTTCCAAACAGTATTATTACAATTCTTGATAATGAAAGCACCGATGCCTCTCCCTATATTGCCCGAGAGATGGGGTGTATCGTGATGCCTATTTATACACAACAAATTATGAATGAATTTGTTCAAACACAATTAAAAAATACGATTTGGAATCAATGTCCCGCAAATTCATGGATTATCATGGCGGATATGGATGAGTGGTTAAATATTTCAATGGAAGATATTGTCTATGAAGTTACACAAGGAACAACTATTTTGTCGGTAAAAGGGTTTAATATGGTCGGACAAAGTAAAAAAACAGATTTGTCCGACATTGATATTCATCTTATTTGTAGAGGATATGAATATGAAAGAGAAGATAAGAATATTTGTTTTTCATTTGACGCCATTCGAGAAATGAATTATTCGTATGGCGCACACTTGTGTGCGCCGGTTGCACATAACGGATATATGGTGCGATTCAGTCAAAAAATATATTCGTTAAAACACATGGCGTATTTAGGGAGAGAGTATTATATTGCTCGTTTAAAACACAGGCGCATACGAGCAGAAACATTTGCGCGCGAATATGGATTAAATTTACATTATTGTATTTCGGAAGATGAGGCTGGAAATGATTTTCAAAAAAGTGCAGACAACGCAACCTTTTTGCGAATTCATTAATTATTGTTGTAATTGCTGTTGTATAGTTGGATGTGGAATTACGAGAGGGTTCGATGATAAGGGTGGAATTGATTGACTCATGATTACATTATACGGTAATACATTATTTTGTGTCGTTCCTTGTTGCATCGTTCCTTGTTGCATCGTTCCTTGTTGCATCGTTCCTTGTGTCGTTCCTTGTTGCATTGCCGGATTTAAACATAAACTTTTTTGCGGAAATAATTGCCCTGATGTGCACGTATCATCGTTTCCTACTTCCATACAATTTCTCGTTCCATTATACTCTCCAACCAAACACCAATTTGATTTTCCCACCGAAATAGGTTGTTGAATTGATGTATTTGTGTCACTTGGTTTGGCTTCATTCATATGTAGTGCATTTGTATTTAACACATTATCAAAAGTTCCTTTAGACGATTCTTCTAATAAATTACCCACACCATGAATGGCGTTATTTGCCAAATCAAGCCCTGTTTTACCTACGTCGGTAACGGTTTGAGAGCTGGCATCGAGAGTCCATCCTAAACTATACAACAACAGTTGTAACGGTTTAATAATTAAAGGTCCAATCCATGTTAAAATCCAATTGTATATCTTTGCTAAAACTTCAAATAAATTAATGCCAAAGGACGAAAGAATCAAAAGAATCACCAGACAAAAAATAAGAATTGTTTGCCAAGACAAAGATAAGGAAGAAGAAGAAGGAGAAGAGAGAGCTAACGGTTGTTGTGAATAGTCCATATAGACAATGTTATATTACGTGCATATATAATACCGACATGGACCTATGTTTTTCTACCTTTATGTCTTGCATTTACGACAGTTCCCCCGCTGCTAACCGACAAGGAATGATTTTTATAACACACTAACGAATTGTCCGAGAACAATGATTGCATAGAAAATTTTGCTGGTATTACGGGAAGATTTGGACTAAAAAAAGAAGGACTTGTACTTACAGGATTTGTAAATTGTATATATGGATACGGTTGAGCGGAAGACATTATAATATGCGGATATTTATTTAGACAGGATATATGGAAGCATATAGACAAGACGCATGTAAAGAACATAAAATATTGCCCTACTATATTTAGTATAATGTCTGAAACCCCTGTTGTAGTTCACGTATCACATCCCAAACCTACTGAATTCATTCTGACACCGCAAGAAGAGCGGTTTGTCATGTTTCCGATAAAATATCCAGATGTGTGGGCATTTTATCAGAAACAGTTGGATTGTTTTTGGCGGGTAGAAGAGGTTGATTTGTCGAATGATTTAACAGATTGGGCGAAATTATCAGCAGATGAAAAATATTTTATTTCTCATATTCTCGCATTTTTTGCGGGAAGTGACGGTATTGTGATTGAGAATTTAGGTGTGAGATTTATGGGAGAAGTGCAAATTGCCGAAATGCGTGCATTTTACGGTCTTCAAATTTTTATGGAAAACATACACAGTCAAATGTATAGCCAATTGATTGAAACCTACATTCAAGATAAATCCGAAAAGGACAATTTATTTCACGCCATTAGCACATTTCCATGTATTAAAAAAAAGGCGGATTGGGCTCGTAAATGGATTGGAGATCATCGTTCCTCTTTTGCAACACGATTGGTTGCATTCGCCATTGTTGAGGGAATTTTTTTTAGTGCATCTTTTGCGTCTATTTATTGGATTAAAAAACGCGGGTTGTTGCCAGGGCTTACATTTTCAAATGAATTTATTTCAAGAGATGAGGCGCTTCATACGGAATTTGCCATTTTAGTATATTCAAAATTAACACGTAAAATAGCGAAAAAGAAGATATTGGAAATGATACAGGAGGCGGTAGATATTGAAAAAGAATTTATTACGGAGGCTCTCCCGTGCCGTTTAATTGGAATGAATGCAGATTCTATGTGTAAATATATCGAGTTTGTGGCGGATAGATTGTTGTTGCAATTGGGATACGACAAGGTGTATCATTCCATCAATCCGTTTGATTTTATGGAACTTATTTCGGTGGAAAGCAAAGTGAATTTTTTTGAGAGAACCAATTCCACCTATTCTCTCGCAAATAAAACGACTACCGATGACACATTTGATTTTTCGGAAGATGGAAGTGGATTTTAGCGTCTTTATAAATCTCCTATTATAATAAAATATATGCGTAAAATACATTTTATACACACAAAACAAACGAAGAAAAGACAAAGACAAACGAAGAAAAGACAACAACACAAAAAAAGACGAATCACAAATAGAAAAGGCGGTTCGTCAATATTGCCGTTGCCTTATCCGAATTTTTTAAGTGGAAATTCATATGAATATGTGTCCAAAGCAGTTGGTGGGAAAAAATCCAGTTCATTGTCAAATGAAACTGATTTTTCGTTTGGTTGGAGTGACCGCGAGCGAGAAGACCCTTATAAATTTACAGTTCCACGATTGAATCGAAATAGAAAAACAGAAAAAAGAAAAAGAGGTAGTTCAGAAGCAGAAGCAAAAACAGAAGTTCGAAAAAGAAGAAATAAATCAGTAATATCCACAACAGAAAAAGATATGTATCATTAAAGTTTAGCAATTTGCGTTAATATATTCTCTCTAATATAATATAATAATAATGACAAGACGACCACAACGCCAAGAGGATGGAAAATATCATATTGATGGACGAACATTTCCAAATTTATTTGGAAGTCGTAAAATGGTTTGGTCGGGAACGGCTTTTAAAACCGAAGGAGGGTTAATGAAGAAAGACCTTTATTATACGAAAAACAATCGTATTGTTAGTAAAAAGAAACATTTTACGGCAAAAAAGGAACGACGTTTAGAGAAAGCCGGCTTTTTTACACAAAGGGGAAAATTCGGGTATGTCCGAAAAACACAAAGTAGAAAAACAAAACGTGGAGGAGATTCGTCTGCGCCTTCTTCTCCGCCGGTTTCTTCCACATCTGCTCCGGTTTCTTCCGAAGTTGCGACGGCTCTTTCCACTGGCGGAAAACGCCGAAAGACCGAGAAACGTTAAATACAAAGACAAATTATAACCACGATGAAAGAATCGTTTCATCTGTGTATTCGTTGTCGCAAATATAGTCTTTGATAGTAAATATGAAAGTTGCCGGTGTTATCTTTTTTTTCACAAGAATATCCATATACATTTCCGGAATAGAACGTCCAATAAATTTGTTATATATTTTTTGTAATTGATAGGCATCCGCTTCCGTCATTTTTATTTTCACGTCAAATCTCCCGTCTCGATAAAACGCTGGGTCTAATTTATCCAAATGATTGGTTGTTGCTATGAAGATCAAGCCGTCGGGTGTAATAGTTCCTTGCAATAGATTCAGAAAATATGCGAGAGATAAATCGTTGGTCCCCATTTCCATTGTTTCGGTTGTGTTTGTGTCTACTTTGCTTGTGTCTACTTTGCTTGTGTCTACTTTGTTTATATTCACCTTATTTGCCTTATCAAGTTTTCCGCGAAACCCAATCTTTACAAAATCGTCTTCGGTCGTTTCGATTTTAGTAAATCGTTCATGTGCGAAATTTCCGATTGCGTCGATATCCTCAACTACACAAATTCCTCCATTGCAATTTTTCACAACATGATTTACCATGAATTGAAAATCCTCATTTGTTTTTACGTTCTGGAAGGACATGTAATAAATATTTTTCTTTAGATAGGATGCAATTGTTATAATTGCTGACGATTTACCAGTTCCGGGTTTTCCGTCCAATAATATACATAATTTATTCGGTAGTCCGAGAGAGTGGAGAAGTTCTTTTTTCGAATGAAATTTATCAATAACGGAGATAAGTCGTTTTTCATCCTGTTGTTTGAAATACATTGTGTCGAAATTCTTTTGTGTATCTTGAATATGTTCTACCGCCAAGGATGATTCAACTACGTTTTTTATAATGAATTTTTCGGGAATATCCGACCGAAACAATTCGTTCATCATAAATTGTTGTTGAAATTTATTGGATTTTTGGTCGTTTGTCGTGTTTTCTTTTTCTTTTTCATCGGTATTTGTTCCAATTAACAATTGTTTTTTTTCCTCATATGCCACATATTTTGGATTTGGCACCTGTTCTTCCTTAACTGTTTTCACCAGTTTTAATTGGTTAATTTCTATTTTGGTGGTTTCATTTGTCATAATAAGCGATTTAATATGATGTAAAAGCGCATCAACTGCACACTGATTGTTATTTGTTCCATTTACATCGTTATTATTTATACATTGAATTGTTAACTTTTTGGTAGTATTTAGTTTTTTATTTGTATCGCTTTTTGTGTCATCTTCGATAAAACATACAGTAGGTTCTTTAAAATATATACGCATAGGCGTACTCGATTTAACCGAAGTAAATTTCATTGCTTTATACTGATTTGTAGTATTAAACGCATATTTAATCCACGGTGAAGTATCAAATTCAGATTTAATTAATTTTGACCATAATGTATTATTTAATTCTGATATATATACGTATTCTTTAAACATACATGGTGCTGAATCACATATAAAATCATAGTATGAATTTTGTAAAATATACGGTGCATTATAAGATATATTGATGGATAATATTGTTGACCAATTTGGTAATGTTGACCAATTTGGTAATTTTATTTTAATACCCATAAATCTTTGGTTATCCAATAACCTAAGTATAATGCTTTTTATTATTTCCTTCGACTCTACCGAACTATTAAATGAATTTAGAATAACTACTAATTGTATATATACATCATTTATACTTAAATTTGGAAAGTTATATTTTAATATAAAACAAATACATCCGATCTGATATGGTGATAATGCTGCAGCATTCGTCCGTATATAGCGTGAATTAAATGAGCGATTTATTTTGAATGAATTTGCTACAGATTTTACATTGTCAATTGTAAGTGAATGAATATCTATTATTGGTAGTAAAGACCCACCCCCATCATTCTCGTGCATATCAATTGTAATAATGCCAAGTATAGCACAAACAAATGGGTCTTCGATAAGGGCTCTAAGGTCTTTTACCTTATTTGCATCAATCGAATTTACCCATGATGATTTTTCGGGTGCGCCTGCAATTGACGATTCAATACATTTTTGTTTTAATCCGATTTCAATATCCAATGAAATATTGTTTTCAATAATAAATGTCATATTTGTATTTGCGTGTTCAATACAAATATTTTCGTATTCTTTTGTAACAATCGATGTATTCATATTTACTATACGTGTTTTATGTTCTGTGGGTGTTGTAAATGAAACCGTATATTCAGAATCAGTAGATAGTAGCAATCGATAAAAACATTCCATAAATTCGGAAATAACTTCGATATGGTGTGTCGTTTTCATGTGGGTTCTTTCTTTTTCTACATCATCTTTGTCCTTTTCATTATATACCAATATTTGATTTTTATTTCGATAACGATTTAATATATTTGAATAGGTTGTCAAATACATAGAACTTAATCCACCGTAAATTCCAGTCATACATGGAACAAAATTTGTTTTTAATGACTGAAATCCGTCTTTAAAAACGGATGACACAACTCCCTTGATTTCCCAGAGAGAAAGAGTCATTAACAAAATTCCGATATTTGTCGCCGTTATTTCACTTTTATTGTTGAATTTTGTTAATTGACTAACCACTTGTGCACCAATAATCATATCAATATATGAATACGGATTTTGCTGGACCTGTGGTTGTTGCACAGGTTGTTGTTGCACCAATTGTTGTTGCACAGGTGGTTGTTGCACTTGTCCCTCTGATATATTGGAATTTGATTTTGACATTTTACTTTTGTTTGTTTGTTTGTTTGATTGTTTGATTTTTGTTATAAATAATTTATCAATTTTTTTACGTCTTTTTTAAACGCCGATTTTTACAAAACAGTTATATTTGTAATAAATCAATCTCAATAATTCCTGTATCCTCAATCTCAAATGTGATACGGTTATTTTAACTTTTATTTTTCGATAAGAGGTGTAAAAAATTGATGAATTATTTATAACAAAAATCAAACAAATAAACAAAATAAAATGTTTCGTCATATCATGAATTCAAGCATTGCGTATTATTTACGCTCATTAAAGGTAACTAAAATGGAAGAAAAAAATATAAAAAAGATATATGAACTTGCCGAAAAAAAAAGATTAATTGAAGCAGAAAAAAGATTAGACCAAAATTTAATTGTAAGTGGATGTTGCGGTGTTACGATTGGAGCACTGTCTGGTGCTGTTTTTAATGCGGAAACACAATACATGTTTTACAATAAAAAAAGCACTATAGAATATACTATATCAGCTATTTTTGGAGCGAGTGTAGGTATAATAATTGGTGGAGTCACGGGTATAATAATTGGTGCAATTATGCCTTGTCCACTTATTTTCACTTTCTTTATTGTACCCTGTTTTAACTCAGGAATCTTTAACCTTTAGTATGACTTCATTGAACAGTTTTTACAATAATCTTTTTTCTTTTTACGCAATTAGGTAAAACAAAATAGAAATAAAAATTGAATAGAAGAACAAATGGATATTTTACAAATAGGAAAATTGACTTATTAGAGAGATGTAAAGAATTAGGTATTACAAAGTGTAGTTCAAAAAATAAACCAGAATTAATAGAACTTATTAACTCCAAAAATACGGAAGAATGTATAATAAGCGAAGAACCATCAACTATAACCGAAACATTAAATGTAATTGACTTATTTTGTGGGTGCGGTGGTATGTCAAAAGGTTTAACCGATGCGGGATTAAATATAATTGCAGGAATAGACATTTGGGATAAAGCAGTTGAAAGTTATAATAAAAATTTTGAACACAAAGCATATTGTGAAGATTTAACAAATTTGTCTCCTGAAAAATTCAACGAATTATACAATAAAGAAAATAAAAACATAGATATTTTGGTTGGGGGACCGCCGTGTCAATCATTCAGTATTGCTGGAAAAAGAGATAAAAATGACCCAAGAAATGCTTTATTTAAATATTTGGATTATTTTAGTCCAAAAGCGTTTATTATGGAAAATGTAATTGGTATGCTTTCAAAAAAAACATCAAATGGTGAAAAGGTAATTGATATTATAATGGAACAATTGAATAGGAACTATAATTGTATAATTAATAAGTTATACGCCAGTGATTTTGAAGTTCCGCAAAATAGAAGACGTACTATAATTGTAGGAATTAGAAAAGATTTAAATATAATGCCAAAAGAACCTGAACCAATTATACAATCCGTAAAAGATAGAATACCGGTTAAAAATATATTAATACCAAGAAATGATATAGATAAAAAATATTATTTAAGCGAAAAAGCATTAGCAGGAATAGCAAATAAAAAGGGAGTAAATAAAGAAAAGGGGTTTGGTTTTGGAGCTCAAATGTTAGACTTTGAAAAACCTTCATATACTATTCCTGCAAGATATTGGAAGGATGGTTATGATGCTTTAGTTAGATATAACGAAACAGAAATTAGAAGATTAACCATCATGGAACTAAAACGAATACAAAGTTTTCCTGATAATTATATAATAGATGGGTCAAATAAAGAAATTATTATGCAGATAGGAAACGCAGTTGCGTGTAGATTTGCGTATCATCTTGGTAAGTATATAATTAATACTCTTCAAGAACCTCTAAATTGTGAATAATTACGACTATTTTCATCATAAATATTCCCTTATAACACTGATATTTTGTTGTATGATGTATATGTTCATTCATTTATCAAGATACTCTTTGACTCTTTGATTTATCAGTTTTAATGTTGTCTGAAATCCATATGCGTCTGTAAATATATGTTCATCGAATCTATGACGTATTAATTCTATATTACGACATAATATTTGTGTAATTCGCGTATTTTTATTTTTTGATAATCCTTGCCAAAAATATTTATCCTGTAACCGATATGATTTATATGGACCAAATACCATAATTCCATCTTCAGTGGAAACATCCAATAACATTATTTTATCTGTTTCCTCTAACATTAACGCATATAATACATCAACTGCTTCGTCTAACGAATTTCCCCATAATTCACTAATTGTTATTTGGTTGTAGCACAAACATACTGTTTTGTAAATATTGGGAAAATATAATATTTCTTTAAAAATATTAAATACGTGTATATTCTCTGAACTTGCAAGGTCAGAGAATAATATAAAGTTGCGAGAATATTGGTTCATGTTATAACTATTCATACCTTGTGTTTTCATGGGAATAGATAATTTGCTCATATAATTCCCAGATACAAATCCAGTTGTTTGTAATGCATCGTAGTCAATATTATCTCGAAAAAACTGAATTGCATCTGGATTTGTATTTTGTAGTATATATCGCCATTTTACAGAAGAAATTCTTTGTGTTTTTATATAATCAATTGCTTTTTGATTTGGGCATTTATATAGAAGTTCTGTTTTTTTCCATGAATCATATGATTCGTATTCACCTGCACTAACTCCCAATATATCAGCAATAACTTCATTATTCGTCATTTCGTTTGTTTTGTTCGTTCGTTTGTTTTGTTTTAATGATACCAATTCATTAAAAAAAAGATTTTCAATTTTACATGAAATAACGAAAAGATAGAAAATGTAAAGTCATGATTTTCGTCTATGGTTTTCGTCGTTATGCGTCTCCCATTTGTCGGTCGCTAAGCTCCCTCCTTTGGGAGACACGGTCTACGAAAGAATAAGACAATACTACGACTCTTTGATTTATTTTAAAAATAAATATCTGCATATAATTTCCAAAATAGTATTGTATGGGAGCGCCTTTGGCGCTCCCGTTAACAATATTTATCTTAGAGAGGTTAATGTAATTTTAGATTTTTACAATGAATGTGTAAATTAAAAATGGGAATACAATATCCTTCTATACATAAAAATGGTCTTAACTGTTGCCAGACAATTTGATAATTGTTATATTTTATAACACACGTTTCATTTATAAATCCCCTTGTATCTCCCTGTATATTTCTCGGATCAACCCCAAATAAATATTGACCAATTGCAGCCGCGTCAAATATACATCCAAATGTATCAAAATTTTTGCTAACAAATCGAATCTCGTCGGAAGCAGGGATAGTATTCAATAAAGGAAAAATAGGAAACGTTTCAATAAGTCCCGTTTTTTCACGTATTACCGAAAAATTCGCCATATCTGTTTGTGTGTGGTCATAATGTTGTAGAATATTGCCAAACACAACATGATTCGGAATATACACAATAGACGCAATATTTCGATTCCAACAATCAAATGGCATATATACATAGGTCGGATTGCATGCGGGTATTAATATGTCGGGGGAATAGTAGATTAATACATCGTTTTCCAAATGAAGAACCGATTCAATCTCGTATTTTTTCATAAACTCGTATATATAAAAGAAACGAAGCGACGTTAAATGCCAGAATCCGTTGCGAAATGTATCTTTTAAATAGACCGATGTTTTATTATACGTATGCGAAATAGATAAATCGTCGGATGCAACAAGAGTTATTTTATTTAAAAAAATATGAAATAACGGGAAAAATTCTTTGTTTGTAATAACAAATATGCGAGATATTGGATTCATAACGGATAAACTATGTTCTATATTATCGAGAATATAATCCTGAAAATTATTCAACATTACATAAACAATATTCATTTTATAGTAATACCTAATACTTTTTATGTTTGAAAATAACGACAATTACAACGCCCTTATTATTAGAGGTGAAAAAATACAGCAGTTGGCAGATATATATGTGGCAAATACAAAAGAAGATATTTTATATAACTGGAAATTATTACATTCCGAACAAGAGAGAGCCAAATGTTATCTTATTCGTGATATGTATTTATTGACGGATAAAATCGTCCGACCTTGTCGTATTTTTTGTTACGGGCACTGTTTGCGAGAGTTTTCCAAACAAATTCATCATATACAACAACCGTTTCTTTTATTGTCCCATAATTCCGATGAAAATATGAATGATGGGACGTCCTATGTATCTACGATTCGGGAATGTCCTTTTTTAGTCGGATGGTTTTCGCAAAACGTATCCGTAACATCGTATCATACCAAGGGTCCGTATCCATTACCAATTGGCATTGCAAATAGTATGTGGGACCATGGAAACGTATCTTTCGTTACCCCCCCTCATTTAAAAAAAAATTCCATTTATTTTCAGTTTAATGTAAAAACAAATGTTTCTGTGAGAGAGCCGTGTTTCAATATATTACACAATCATATTGAATGGCTTCCTTCTCTCCCTCCCCAAGAAAATATTGAGAGGTTAAAAACGTATAAAATGTGTATTTGTCCGGAAGGAAATGGCTACGATACACATCGAATATGGGAAGCATTGTTATGTAAAACCGTGCCCATTTGTCTGCGAACATTTTTTATTGAGAATATAACAACTTTTTATAATTTACCTATTCTCATGGTCGATTCGTGGGATGACATTATACATAAAAGAAAAGAAATAGAAGAAAAAGCGGACGAATTATTATTGCAACAATGGAATATTCCGACAATGGAATCTTTGTTGTTTTTATTTTTGTTTTTTATTTGATTCGTGTTTTGTTTGAATCGTGTTTTTTGATTCGTGTTTTATTTGTTGATTCATGAATTGTCATTGTCCTTATGAATTGCGGTTCGCACGATATGTATAATAATTGGCGGAAAATGGTGTTTCAATAATAATTTATAAATACAAACTAATATGGGCGTATCAATAGTTGAAATAAGTTGGGTTATATACGGAATAAGCTGGTTGGAATTTATATACGATATTATTTTTACGATAATATATTGTACGTTAATATCTTGTACGTTAATATCTTGTACGTTAATATCTTGTACGTTAATATCTTGTACGTCTACCGGTTCCGCCAAAATTTCATCTATATCTTCGTTCTCTTCCGCGATAAAAGAAAAGTTATGACATAACATCGTGAATGCCTCTTGAATTTCAACAAACGAATGTTCGGACGGTTCTTTTTTATTTGGTTGTTTATCGGGGTGATATAACAGTGCAAGTTTATGAAATTTTCGTTTTAATAAAGCAAATGTAATGGGTTCGAACTCATCCAATTCTAAAATTCTATATGCTTCTTCAAGAATCATCAATATAATAATTGATGGATTTATTTATATTGTGTTTTTATGTTTCATGTTCATTTGCGCCGGAAAAATAGACAATAAATGTAAAGAAAATATTCTCCAAATGAAAAATAGGTCTATAATTATTGTTGTATTGGCGTAAAAAAATATATATCTCTCGAAGTAGTTCTTGCATTTTTTCAGAAGATATGGAAAATTCGGGAACTAAATAGGTAAAAATATACCATATACACTCAACGGCATCCAAATTATATACCAAAATATCATATATTTTATCCCGAAAATCGGCAAATGAACTTACGGCTAAGGAGGATGCGGAAAAAGCCTCTCTAATACGTTTGATAATTTCTTTTAAAATGGTATCACAAATACTGTTGAATATATCTACCGGCATATCACTGGTCGAAGAAATGAGAGGAAATGCGCGAATTTCTTTCATATTTACTATAAATTGTGGATTCACTTCTTCCATTAATGACGAGGAGGAAGAAGCCCCATCATACATATTCGCCAATGTTATGTATTGTTCTTTGGATGGACGTGCAACATGAATGATAAAACTACACTGTAAAATATTTTGCGGAATAAATCCAATATGTTCAGACATTAAAATAAAAATAATACGAACAGACTTCATGTGATTTTGATGATGTTGAATATAACTGTAAAAAATATCCAATAACTCGTTATGAATTGCATGAAAATTACGACAAACAATAATACCGATTTTTTTGTCAGAACCTCCGCCCGGTTTCATGGAAACAATATCCACGACTTGGGTAAAAAATTCATGCCATAACAGTTTTGAATTACACCCCAATAACGACATATCAATTTCATAATGAATATCACTGATGTGATATTGATATATTTGTTTATCAATTTGAATTTCCATTTGTTTTTCGTATTTTAATTTGGACGGACTGTATTTTTGAATCAGACATAAAATTTGCGAGTATTTTCCAACACCGGTTGGACCATAAAAAATAAGATTGGGGAGAGTGAGCAAGGTGGAGTGAAATACAGATATTAATTCAGGATGAAGATTGTATTTTTCAACGGAGGCAATATATTCCGTATAATGCGTTTCATAAAACTTCATAGAATATATTTGTTGTTATTTGTTACATTTTATTATTTATTTAGTTATTTAGCGAGAGAAGTCAGTGATACATCATTGTATTTCTCAATCGTGTCACTTGAAAGTTTAAATCCGTATATTTCCTTGCATGTTGTATAAATTGGATTGTTTCTACAGTGTAATTTTCAATTGTTTTTTGGGAAAGTTCAAATCCATGTATTTCATTACATGTTGTATTAATTGGATTGTCTTCACATTCTAATTCTTGTAAATTGGGAGGAAGATTATTTAGAGAAGTTAATTGACAGTTTTCACAATACAATTCTTGTAGATTGCGAGGAAGATTGTCAAGAGAAGTAAGTTGATTGTTTGAACAAACTAATTTTTTTATATTCAGAGGAAGATTGTCAAGAGAAGTAAGTTGATTGTTTGAACAATTTAATAGGTGTAAAGTGGATGGAAGATTACCGATAGAAGTCAGTTTATTATTATCACAATATAATCTTCGTAGAGTGAAAGGAAGATTGAAAGAAGTTAATTGATTCTCATAACAATATAATTCTTCTAGATTGGGTGGAAGATTGTCAAGAGAAGTCAGTACAATCTAATGTTTTTAATTTTGTGTATAGAGATAAATCCGGTAAAACAGTTAAGTTTTGTTTCGATAAATTTAATGATGTTACGGTATAATCTGTCATTTTATTCGTTTGTTTGTTTGTTTGCATAGGACAACATTCTTTTTCCATGCGTTTGATTTCATTGTATTGTTCAATTGTTTTTTTAGAAAGTTCAAATCCATACATTTTCTCGCAAATTGTATAAATTGGATTCTTTTTACAATGTAATTCTTGTAAAGTAAGAGGTAAAATATCAAGAGAAGTGCCAAAGGCGGACTCTAATCGGTCGTTACGAAAGCCGAGCCTTGTGAGTTGATTAGAGTGACACCATAATTCTTGTAAATTGGGAGGAAGATTTTTGAGAGAAGTGAGTTGATTAGAGTGACAATATAATGTTTGTAAAGTGGGAGGAAAATTTTCGAGAGATGTAAGTTGATTATGCGAACAATCTAAATTTTGTAAAGTAAGAGGTAAAATATCAAGAGAAGTGCCAAAGGCGGACTCAGCTCCGCCGAGCCTTGTTAGTTGATTACGTTGACACCATAATTCTTGTAAAGTGGGAGGAAAATTTTCGAGAGATGTAAGTTGATTAGAGTGACAAAATAATGTTTGTAAAGTGGGAGGAAAATTTTTGAGAGATGTAAGTTGATTATGCGAACAATCTAAATTTTGTAACTGGGAAGGAAGATTGTTAAGAGAAGTGAGTTGATTATTAAAACAATCTAATTCTTGTAAAGTGGGAGGAAGGTTGTCAAGAGAAGTCAAATAATTATTTGAACAATGTAATATTTGTAGATTTGGGTATAAAAATAAATCCGGTAAAACCGTCAATTTTCGATTCGATAAATCCAATTCTGTTACGGTATAGTCTGTCATTGTAGTTTGTTTGTTATTTCTGAAAAAAGATTTTCAATTTTTCGGTCCTTTGTTTTATTATCATAATATGCAAAAATAGATATAAGTATTTATTAATTTATTATTTGCACAATATAATATTTGTAAATTGGAAGGAAGATTGTCCAGAGAAATAAGTTGATTGTTGTAACAATGTAATATGTGAGTCAATTTTCGATTCGATAAATCCAATTCTGTTACGGTATAATCTGGCATTTTATTATTTTATTTTAACACGGGACAACATTCTTTTTCCAAATTTTCGATGCGTTTGATTTCATTGTATTGGTCAATTGTTTCTATAGAAGGACTAAATCCATATAGTTTCTTACTTATTGTAAAAATTGGATTATTATAACAATTAAATTCTTGTAAAGTGTGAGGAAGATTTTCAAGAGAAATCAGTTTATTATCGTGACAATGTAATCTTTGTAAAGTGGGAGGAAGATTTTCAAGAGAAATCAGTTGATTGTTGTAACAATATAATTCTTGTAAAGTGGGAGGAAGATTTTCAAGAGAAATCAGTTTATTATATGAACAATGTAATATTTGTAG